CATGTTAAGAAATCACTTAACTACTCAACGTAAAACCTATGAAATTTCAGGATCAGCTTCTACCGATGTAATGGCGGTAATGATGAAAGATCCTAAAACCGGAAAAACCTCTACCATGTGGACAGATGTTCAAAAATGGACTTTTTATGAACAATGGTATCGTGAACAAGAAAGAGCCATGATCTATTCTACTTACAACGCAACTCCGACCGGATTTGTGGATATGAAAGGATCAAACGGTCGCCCAGTATATATTGGTTCTGGTTTACGTGAACAAATTGCTCCTGCTAACCAAAGAACCTATACTGTTCTTACTGAAAACATTATTCGTGAATTCCTGATGGATCTTTCTTATAATGTGATTGATAAAGGTAAACGTAAATTCGTGGCTCTTTGTGGTGAGTATTTCATGGATGCTTTTGACAGAGCTATGAAGCAATCGGCTAATCGTTTCCAATTAATCGATACTCATTTTGTATCTGGAGAAGGTCAAGATTTAACTTTAAAAGGTCAATTCACTTCTTACTACGGATTGAATGGTACTGAGATTACTTTAATGCACATGCCAATTTATGACGATCCAATTCACAACCGTCAACTTCACCCAATCACAGGTCGTCCTTTAGAATCGTACAGAGCTACCTTTATCGATTACGGTATGTATGATGGAAAATCTAACATTCAGAAATATGCTAAGAGAGATCGTGAAAGCGTAATGTGGCAAACCGCTGGAGCAAGTTCTGATGCGGGTCATTCGAATTCTGTTTCAAACATTCGTTCTAACACCTTAGATGGACATGCAGTTCACTTCTTAGCTGAAACCGGAATTGCTATTCAAAATCCATTATCATGTGGAGAATTGATCTGTAACGCATCCTAATTATTAAAAACTTTAAATTTCATTAATATATTTTTATGTCATCTCAAAACCAAGAAGAATACAAAATTCATCAAAGTGTTAAATTAAAACCCGGTAGACGTGTAAAGATCGTACCCCGACAAAAATCAGAAAATATGTGGTCGGGGTTCGTTCGATATAAACAATGTAAAGATTATATTTCCCCGTATATCGACAAAAAGGGAAATTTATACACCGGGTTAGATCGAGACCAAGAAATCGCAATGGAAAAGCTGTTGCGAAAAGATGAAGGAGAATTAACCAAAGAGTCTGAGTTTTGGAACGATTTTGCGGTCATCATGACCAATAAAGATAAAGAACTCGATTTAGGAATAGCTAGTGATTTATTATGTTACAATTTCCTATTAGGTCACAAAAACGTAGCAAATTCCTGGGATGAGTACAATGAAGGTAAATGGCCCGAAGCTAAATATGTGATTACGGATGATGAAAAAGATGCCGTAATTGAAAATAGAAAAAACGAAATCAAATTGAAAGCGAGTATTCTATTTTCAAATTTATCTTACGAACAAAAAACATCTTTGTTAAAATTGTATACAAACAATCTTATTACGGACAACGTAAGTGAAGCGGTAATTTCTTCCAGGCTATTTAAAGAAATGGAAAATGATCCGGAAAAATTCGTGTCATTCGTGGAAGATAAGAATTTAGATTTAAAATTGTTTATCAAACAATGTGTGAGTTTAAAGATTTTACGTAAAAATCGTCAAGCGTATTATTATAATGATGATATGATTGGAAACGACGAACAAGACGTAATTGATTACTTGAACGATCCACAAAATCAAGGATTCCTCATCGGACTTAAAAAAGATGTGGAGTTGAAAACTAAAAAATAATGTGTGAATGACCATATTGGATATGCATAATGCGGTGAATCTGGAATTAGATAAAACCCAGGATTACAGTTTCGCATACATGCAACCTGAGCAAATCGATTACTGGTTAAACAAAGCCATTACTCGATTGGTCAAAACAAAGTATTCAGGAAATAATCTAGCCCGGACGGGGTTTGAACAAACACAAAAAAGAACGGATGATCTTAGGTTAGTAACAAAATTTACAGCCGATGGTAGTGGTAATCCTAGTATTCAATCGGTAAGTTTACTACCTGATAATTTGACATATACGTATACATTACCCTCAGATTATTGGTTTTTAGTTCGATTGGATATACAAACACAAGTGGGAAATTGCGCTCCGGAATTAAATCCAGGATCCCAAGTTCGACAAGATACAGTAAGTACGATTCAAGAAGATCCGTTTAATCGATCTTACAATCAAATACCCACTTACTATATCGTAGGAAATAAAATTTATTTTCCCACCGATGGAAGTTTTACCATATTAGGAGTCATTCCTTATTATGTTCGACAACCCACTACTGTAGCACTAGGCTCACAATATGTAAGTCAAGGGGTGGATGTGAATTGTGACTTGTCAGTAGAATTACATGATGAGATTATTGATTCAACAGTATCTATGATACTTGAAAACATAGAATCTCCAAGAGTACAAACTCAACCTGCTTTATCCAGATCAGAAAACGAATAAAATATTACCTCAAATAAAACTAGATAGAAACTTAAATTAAAATTAAAACCCCCAATCATGAATGGCAAGTTATTCAACCAACCGAGTATTTAACGTCCTAGTTGCTGGAACAGCAGCTTCAGGAGTCGCTTCCGGAATCGGAAACGTAGCAAATGGAGAAGTAATCATCGTAAAAAGAGATGGTTCTCTAGCAACCCCAACTGATATTTATAACTACCATTTAACGGGAGATAAAGTCTCTATTGTTATTGGTGGAGCTGGAAATTATGTAGTTCAAAAAACTCCATTATTTTCTCCTAAAGATATCACCAAATATGGTAAACAAGATTACGTAGCTGAGGTGCAAAAAGTAATGACCATTAATTATACTGGTTTCACCGTTACCGCTAACTACGAATATACTTTGATTATTAATGAAATTTCAGATCACGAAATTTTACAAAATCGTCAAGCTCGTAAACAATATACTTATGTGGCTGGACCATCTGATACTTTAGATACGGTTAACGCAGCTTTAGTATTGGCTGTAAATAATGACAAAAATGCTCCAGTCACAGCTTCATACGCAAGCCCAGTTATTACTTTAACGGCTAAAGATACCTCAGCTTTATCAACGAGATATAATACTTCAGAATTTAAAGATCAGATTAATTTCGTAGTAGAATCAAAAGTAACCCAGTCTAGTTATAACAACACCGGATACAATAACTATTATTCTATTTATGGAGCAACTCCAGTAGTAGCAACAGCTATTGGTTATGGTGAAGGAACTTATCGTCAAATGTATACTTTGGAAAGATTACAACAAGCTTACCAAGGAGCTAGTAACTTTACTTCTTTCCCTCAAGATCCAGGAGTATATTACACCACTTCAGGTACAACTTATGATGTACGGATAATTGAGTTAGCAGCTACCCATGGAAATGGTCAAGAAGTAGTTTCTTCCAGATATTCTTCTCCAATCACGTATATCATTGCCTTCCCAACCACAGCGAGTGCTACTAAATTAGCTTTTGATAGTTTCTTTGGAGTACCGACCATTGGACCAGTTTATTCTGATTTAGTATAAACTAAATTTTAATATTTAAAATAAAATAGCTACCTTTGTAAGGTGGCTATTTTTTTATCTAAACTTTTTTCCTATTCCTATGAATGGCGCAAAATCCCTATCAAGCATGTGTACCTAAATATTCAGTTTATTCAAAAGTAGACGTATATAATTTATGGCAAAATTTAGTTGCCGTATTAGGAAATGCTACTTTTTGGGGAACGGGAGTGCCTACCGCTAATCCCACATTAACCGCTTTAGATACGGATATTTATAAATGGTATGTAGATTATTCCACGGGGAACATTTATAATTTTATTAATGGTGGATGGGGAAGTCCTTTGAGTCATATTAATTTTTCATCAGGAACCATCAGTTCAGGAAGTGCTATTTTAAACGGTACTTTAGTTCAATCAGGAGCTAATTTTAATATTGACGGAAACGGAGTAATCGGAGGATCGTTAACCATGGGTGGCCCTATTAACGGTACGTCTCAGTATTTATTTCAAGGATTATCGATAGCGGGAAATTCATCAGCTCATGATCCATACGGTACATTATCCGTAATCAATCCTACAGACGGCAATAATTACAATTATTTAGCATTCACTAGAGTAGGTCAATCTATTTGGACTCAAGGAATAGATACAAATAATCGATATATTTTAGGAATTGGTGGAACAAAAGGATTTTCAGGAATCAAAGGAACTACTTATTTAGCTATTGATTATTTAGGAAATCCAGTTTTTACAAACGGTATTACCGCTCCTAAATTTATTGTTCCTGGAGGAAGTCCAAACACGTTTTTAATGCAGGACGGATCGTTTAATACCAATACATATTTAACATCAGTCACTTTTGCTAATCACACGGATGTTCAATTAACAGGATTATCAAGTGGTCAAATTTTGCAATATAATGGAAGCAAATGGGTCAACGTAGCGGCTGCTTCTGGAGGAGGTGGTGGAGGATCAACTACATTATCTGCTCTTACCGATGTTAGTTTATCTGGATTAACCAGTTCTCAATATTTACAATATAACGGCACTAAATGGGTTAATGTTACATTACCTAACTATTTAACTTCTGTTACTTCAACAGCTGTAACAGGTGCTTTAGGGTTTGTTCCTTATAACTCTACTAACCCTAATAATTATATTACTTCTAGTGCTTTAAGCCCGTATTTAACCACAGCTACCGCAAGTACTACTTACCAACCAATAGGAAGTTATTTAACAAGTAATCAAAATATTACTATTTCAGGTGATGCTTCTGGATCAGGAACTACTACGTTATCTTTAACATTAGCTAGTGTTAATAGTAATGTGGGTACTTGGAACAACGTAACCGTAAATGCAAAAGGATTAGTTACATCAGCTTCTAACGTTTCTTATCTTACTGGTAATCAATCTATAACTTTTACAGTAAGTGGAGATTTAACAGGAACGGCTAGTGGGACTACGACATTGAGTCCTAATTTAACACTAGCTACTGTCAATTCTAACGTAGGTACTTTTAATACAGTCACCGTAAACGCTAAAGGCTTGGTAACAGCAGCATCTAATACATCTTATTTAACAGCTAACCAAAGCATTACCATTAGTGGAGATATTTCCGGATCAGGAACAACGAGCATTGCATTAACATTACCTGTGGTAAATGCTAATGTTGGTACTTGGAATAATGTTACGGTTAACGCTAAAGGATTGGTGACGGCAGGATCTAATGTGTCTTATTTAACGGCTAATCAATCTATATCTTTTGCTCCAGTAGGTACAGGAGATGTTACCGGATCATCATCAGGAACTACTTCTTTAACTCCCACTTTAACATTAGCGACTATTACCCAAGGATCTTCCGGAACATCTTTTGTTAAACTTGGCTTAGATACAAAAGGACGTGTTATTAATAATACAGCCGTAACTACTTCAGATTTAACTCCATTGTTAAACGGTACATATTTAACAGGAAATCAAAACATTACTCTTACAGGAGATATAACGGGTTCGGGAACTACTAATATAACAACTACTTTAAAACCGATCACTCAAGCCGCTACCGGAACTAGTTTTTCTAAATTTGCAGTTGATGGATACGGACGAGTAGTATCTAGTTTTGGTGTAGGTTCTTCGGATATTATTACGGCTTTAGGATATACTCCTTTTAACGGTACGGGAGCTATTGGTATTTATCAAAGTTCATACTTTAATACGAATTCTGGAACCACATCTTACACTTCTTACACTACATACGCACCAAGTGGAACAACGTATACTTACACAGCGGCTTCTGGAATTTCTTCTACCGGGTCAAGTAATGGATATACGGACGTGTATTATTACGCTCAGAATTTATATTTCGCAGAATGTCAAATAACATCCACGGTTAAAGTAAATACTGTTGGAAGCGGAGCCGCTATATTTTACGGAAATACAACGGCTTACGGAGAATTCGTTGTTAATACCTCTACGGGTATTTTGACTATTGTAGCTTCAGCTCACGTAGTAGCTACTTCTGTGAACGCCTTGACAATTAATGCGGGGGATGTTTTAAATTTAAGTGTGGTTCGAGATAACGCTACATATTCGTTTACTGTAACAAATACAACTACTCCAGGAACAGCATCCATTAAATACGTCCAAGCATTATCTACAACGGCTTATTCTTTTGGAGGATCATATCCCACATGGGTAGGTATTTGTACGGTAGGGGGGTCGTATTTGTATCAAAATATTGTCTATATGGTCAATACTCAATTGAACCCATATATTGTTCATATTGGGGACAGTATAACCCAGGGGTATAATTGTACCATTGCTAATACCACATTAGATGTACCTACAGCAGCTGATCCTAATAACGCGTATGGTCGTATAGCGGCTAACTCATTTAACTTAGGTAAACGATACGTTCAATTAGCTCAATCTGGTGGTAGTATATCAGATATTACAAATTATACTACTCAAATGGGTGTTTTAAAACCCACTTATGCTATTATGAGTATGGGTAAAAATGACTCAGCTCAAGGATTAACTAACTTCACCAACTATTTAAAACAATTTATTAGTTATTGTTTGAATAATAATATCATTCCAATTTTAACTACTATCATACCCGATTTAACATATAACGCGGTTATTATATCGTATAACACATTAATTAATACATATGCTAATGATGGGTATGTAATTGATTTATGGACTCCACTTGCTATGCCGGGTACAGGAACATTTAACGTAGCATATTCGTCTAATGGTAATAATATTCACCCTAGCTTAGAAGGTCATATTTTGATGGCTCAAACCATGATAACGGCTTTTCAAACATTTGGTTTTCAATCATCAGGTTCGAGAATATTAACAGGTAACTTATACATATCAAATCATTTATTTAATAACGCTAGTAGTAAAGTAGATGATTTAAAACCAGTTCTTACAGAATATCCGTTTAGTTCAACCATCAATCCTAATTTTACATCAACTTCTCAACTTACATACAAAGTATCATCTAACGTAACTATAGGATATCCGGTGGGTATGGAACCGGGTCAAGTTCGATATTTACGACTAACAAATTTAGGAACTTATGTAATAACTTGGGCTAATTATGCATTCGTAGGTTCTGTACCTCCCACCCTTAGTTCTAACGCTACTGATTTATTTAGAATTACTTATGATGGCACACTATATTATTTAGAACCATTACAGAACATAGGTAATCAAACAGCCTGGACTCAGAATATAAATTTTAACGCTAATGCTCAAAGTATTGCTGGATGGCAAGATGTTTCGGGTAATCCGAGTACAGGAGTTGTAACAAAAGCATTAAGTAACGGAGTTACAATAAGTACAGTAGCTACGGCAAACTGGACATCTTTTTCAGGTTCATTATCAGCTTATAACACATTAAACACAACTACCTGGGGAAATTCTATTATTCCCGCAACGGTTATGAATTCAGGTTTTGAATCATACGTAGCCGCAGGGGCATATGTTAAAACTAAAACAGGGGCTTTATTACAATTTTCAGGATTAGATACCACAGGTACATACAATCTTGAAATATTTAGTTCTTCTGTATATAAACAAGGTACAAACACAGTAGTTGCTTTTTCCGTAAATGGATTAAATAATGATCAAAACGTAACGTATTATAACAACACTTCCCAGGTTTTATATTTTAATAATATAAGTCCAGACGGAACAGGTATTATTTGGATTAATGGAGGTAGTACGTTAGGTAATGCTACAATGCCTATTAATGCTATTGTACTTTCTAAAGTAGGTTCTACCACAGCCGCTACTTTAGGTACTGGTCAAATGGTATATCAAACAGGAACGTTTAACGGATCAGTTATCACCAAAGGTCAAGGTATGAACATGACGTTTACAGGAACGTCTAACTATACCACATCCACGTCAGACGAAGTGATCATTTGTAATAATGGGTCAACCGCTATCACTATCAATTTAACAACTCCTAGTTATCCTCAACGAATATACATTCACAGAGGAACGGCTACGACAAATACAGGAACGATCACATTAACTCCAGCATCTGGATCAATAGAACAATATTTTACCGGGCAATCCGGATCAACTACGGTATTGAATACTTTGTCATCAGGAGGATCCAGGTTATGTATTGTTTGGGATCCAACAAATACAGTATGGTATATATTATCTAGTTTCTAATTGTAAAAATATATCAAATTAAATTTTAATATTTCAATTTAATTCGATATATTTGAATTTTAAATAAAAAAAAACAAAATAACCCATGGAATTGACCAATTTGCAAATTTTAAATTTAAGTGAAGGATTAGCTATTCTTCAAAATAGTGTTCCCGCTGAAGATAGAAACACATACGAAACCGCTACTTCAATTAAAATAGTTCAAAATTTATTGGTTTTAGAAAAATCGATAAAAAACTATTTAATAACAAAAAATGATCAAGTCGGGTCAGAAGCCGAATTAGCTCAGTTAGAAAAAGAGGTAGAAAACGGATCGTCAGAAGCCATAACTAAAAAAGATGAAATTTTAAATAAATTGAATCCTTTGAATAACGCTTTAGTGGATGTAGAAGGATTACAAACGTTTTCTTTTTCTGAAATCGAGAAATTACCGAATTTATCCCCCATGTTAATTATTTTCTTATTTCCTATTCTAACCAAATAATAAAAATATGAAATTTTCACAAAACGGGCTGAGTAAATTAGGAGAATGGGAAACATTTGAGGAAAAAAGTTATCGTGATTCTAAAGGTGTTTGGACCATTGGATACGGAACTATTATTTATCCGGATGGACGTTTTGTAACACAAAATCAAACAATTACTAAAGATCAAGCTTTAAAATATCTTTTATTAGATGTTCAAAAAAGAGAAATTTCAGTTAACAAATTAATTACGTCAGTACTTACTCAGAATCAATATGACGCAGTTATTTGTTTAAATTATAATATAGGTATGCATGGCTTTGCTACATCAAGCGTTTTAAAAACCATTAACCTAAATCCAAACGATCACGATCACATTATTCACAATTGGATGAAATGGGATGAAGCTAACGGTAAAATACTTGACGGATTGGTAAATAGGCGATATAAAGAGTTATCGGAATTATATTTCAAAGATGTATTGACTTTAGATGAAATTAAAAACATACGAGTACTTATGGCTAAATAAAATAATAAATGTGTAATATATGCGGAGATCCTACTTCAGTTTGGAATAGTTCAGGTTGTTCAACCTGTGGTTGTAGCCCAATTGCTCAACAGAACAATTTTACATCGCTGTACTCCGGATTATACAATTCTATTATTAATAGTATAGGGGGTAAATTTTGGCCTGGTCAAGGTTTACCCCAAGCACAATATCCACCTGTAGACATTACTCAGTATTCTCATTATTTAGATGTACTCACATCCAATATTTATGTTTACAATAGCACAACAGCTACTTGGTCTTTTTTATTTTCTTTAACAGGGGCTTTCATATCAATATTACAATCAAATATTATTGCGGGGGCTAATATCACTATTACTCCGTCTTCAAGTGGGATAACCATTGCATCGTCCGGAGGTGGAGGAACTACAGTAGTTACTCCAAACACCGATACTTTACAAATTGTTACTAATAGAGGATCTAGTACTAATTTACCAATAACGGTTGGTGGTTTAACTTTTCAAACTCTTCCTAATTTATATGGAGACAGTAACGGAGTATACGATATGGTTTTAGATGCGTCTACTTACACAATAGCTGTTAGACCCAGACAACAAATTTTAGTAGGTCCTTCCGGATCAACTCCACCCGCCACAGGTACTTTTTATCGTGGGGATATATACATAGCAGGTTAATTAAACATTCAAGTAAATGAAAAAAACATTTAGTTTCTTATTGTTACTCGTGGTTTGTGTTTTTAAATTATCAGCACAAACTATAAGTTCTTCTAAATCGGATACCTCTAATATACATGAGTTAAAATTATTAATTACTCATTATAAAGAACTTCAAAAATTACACTTAAAAGATAAAAATCCTGAAATATACATGGGGTTAGAAAGATCCATTAAACAGAAAGAAGCTGCTTTAGCTACTACAATACAATTATATAATTCTTTTAAAACGAATAAAAAATAATGAAAAAAATAGTATTGTTCATTTTATTGATTTGTTCACTGTACGTGAATGGTCAAGCTCCTACGTTTACAGCTAACACGTTTATTCCTTCAGCTACCACATCACATTATGCTTACGGTATTAATGCTCAATTTTATGGAGATGGATCAGATCCCGCTTTCACAGCCCATGGCTTATTTTATCCTAATTATCAAGATTCTATTCAAGCCCATATTGCTAGAGACTTGGGGGCTAAATCAGAAAGATTAGGAGATTTTGAGGATCAATATTATTTATTTTCTTTACCTAATGGTCAACCTAACTGGGCTATTCATAAAGCTAATTATTTATTTTATGGTAATCAAGGAGGAATGAGTGATATTGCTTGTTTCATGAATACTGTGTCAGATGGAAACTTAGATAAACGAGTTTATAATAATCCAGTAGCCACGGGCAATACTCATTCACCATATCATTCTTTAGTATTTAGAAATCTTTATGATTCAACCAATAACGGTAATATTTGGAACGCGGATGGTTCTCCAGATACAGTTAGTCCTATGGTTAGATATGTTAAAAATTTCGTTCTCACATATGGTCAACAAGCCACTCCAAAAGGAGGAGTAAGATATTTTTCAGTTTGGAACGAACCGGATATATTTGATTATTCTGGTACAGGTATTATTGATACATTAGGTGTACCTGCTCCTCAAGACATGCATAATTTATATTGTCCAGCATATTTTTACATTCGTATGTTACGAATAACATACGAAGTCGCTCATCATTATTATCCAAATTGTATTGTACTTACGGGTGGAATTGGTTATCCTGGATTTTTACATTTTTTACTAACTAATACAGATAACCCTGGTTCTGATTTTACAGGAGATCCTACTAAAGGATCAGGTACAAAATCTTCCTTATACCCTAATTTCGGAGGAGCTTATTTTGATGCAATTGATTTTCATAATTACCCAGGTTATTCTTGGAGTACTTATAATAATACCACCAATCGAACAGATAGATTAGCGAATTCAGATAATGCTTGTAATATATTTTTAGCTTCTTTAAATGGATTTAAAGCATATTTAGCTCAATATGGATATGATGGAACTAAATATCCAGCTAAGTTCTTTATATGTACGGAAACAGACTTACCTTCATATACATCTTTCAATACATGGGCTACATTTGGTAGTTACGAAATTGAACGAAATTATGATACTAAAATTGCTGTAATAGCTCAACGAAATGGAATTAGACAGGTTTATTATTACGCACAAACAGACAATGTAGTTTTACCTAATAACGCCAATAATCCAGGAGATCCGAACGGATCAATGGGTAAATATTTCTTTTTATCTAATCACACATCTTATTCTCAATTTCAGAAAAAACCATCAGGAGTAGCTATGACTACCCATGCTAATTTATTTTACGGATATGATTACGATGCTACTAAATCAGCGGCTTTAAACTTACCATCAACTTGTGATGGCGGAGCATTCACCAATTCCACAACAGGAGTTACAAGATACGTTCTTTGGGCTAAATGTACAGGGGATGCAGATGAAAGTTTGGTAGCAGGAAATCAAACTCTTAAAAATAGTCAAAATACTACATTTACTAACGTGGGGAGATCAATAACTTACACTATTCCATCGGGAATATCTTTTTCAAAAATTTGGAATTGGGATGCTTCTTATGTTCCTAATAATGGATTTATCTATTGGTCAAGTTATCCTTATCAAAGTTTTCAAGGTCAAAAATTAATTTTAACTGGTACTCCAATATTCGTACAATAATGAGCGCAATAGTAATCACATCATTAACCATACCGAATCCATTATATGCCAATTCTATAATTGGAATTAACGGTACGGGATTGTCTACTCTTGGAGGTATCCAAATAAAAGGATCAACTGGGAATATATTTGTTAATAAAAACTTAGTTTCAGATACATATGCTTACGCTTCTTTTGGCGGAACATCTCCGGTAATCGGCACAGTATATACTCTTGAAACCATTCAAGCTAATACCGGAACACCTACGGACGCTAGTCAAACGTTTTCATTTAGCTCATTACCAACTCCCACTATTTCAGGTGTAAATCCCACATCAGCGGGAGGAGGAGCATCCGTTACTATCACAGGAACTAATTTCGATAGTTCTTCTACTGCAAACAATACGGTTAATTTAGGAACCACGGCTTGTACTGTAAGTTCTGTTAGTACAGATGGCACAACGTTAGTTGTTATATTACCTAATTTAAGCCCAGCTACATATAATTTACAAGTATTTAGAGCGGGTAATTCTACTGGATCGAATATCGTATCTTTTGTAGTAACTGCTCCTCAAATAGTGATGACTTCGATTGACCCTATATTGGGTGGAGTGGGTCAAGAATTTCAAATTCGAGGACAAAATTTTGGAACCGATATTACTAAAATTCAATTGTATTTCGGAAGTGTATTAGCTACTTTAGTTAGTACATCTTTAAATACCACATCAGGGGGAATTGATTTTCAAGGTAATGTTCCATCGGGATTAAGTCCAGGACCTGTTACAGTAGGAATTATCATAAATGGTCAATCGGGGTCTAATACTTTAACGTTTACGTATTTAGATGCTACTAACGCAATACCTAATCAAACATCAGGCATTAGCATTAACGCGGGAAGTAATCAAAATTTATCATCAGGTCTAACAACGGCTACTGTTACTGCAACACCTACTTATGGGAGTAGTCAAACCGCCACTTTCACTTGGACTCAAGTTTCTGGTCCAAGTGTAGCGACTATAAATTCTCCTAATACATTAAGTACCACATTAAGTAATTTAATATCAGGAACCTATATTTTTCAAATAGAAGCTATAGACGGGAATGGAGATTATGCTTTTAGTCAAACTACCATTACTATTGCCGGAGGAGTTATTGTTAATCCAAGCGTCATTGCTGGTAGTAATCAAACTATTCAATTACCCACAAGTACAGTTTCATTAACCTCTACTGGAACACCAGGAGGTAGTTCTACTATTGCAAGTTATACTTGGTCAAAAGTATCCGGAAACGCAGGGGGTACAATTACTAATCCTAATTCTCAAAATACCTCAGTTACCGGATTAACCCAAGGAACTAATGTATATCAAATAACAGTAATTGATGCGGATGGTGGAACAGCCGCAGCTCAAACGACTGTCGTAGTTAACCCAGCTGTTTCAGCAACTCCAGTTGTTACTTCTATTTCCCCTTTAGTTGGAATCGTAGGAAGTAGTTTTACAATTACCGGAACTAATTTTAATTTAACTAACAACTTAGTTTACATAAACGGAGTAGCTTGTTCATCTGTTTTAACGATTAATTCTACTCAAATAATAGCTACCGTTCCAACAGGAGCTACTTCTGGAAACATCACATTGGTAAGTAATGGTACAGTAGCATCAGGTATATTTTATTACACTATTAGTGCTTTAACTCCCATTTCTAAAGTGTATGTTCAAACCGCTAGTAATACTTGGGAAGACTTATGTAATTCTTTTATAAAAACAGCTTCTGGAAATTGGGCGCAAGTAAATACAAAACAAGTTTACATTAGAGATTTTGCAGGTAATTGGCAATTATGTACTTGCTCAGGTTATGGGCCTACGGGATGGCAAGTAAATCCCGGATCAGCCTATTGTGAAAAAGTTGTAAACTCCGGAGCATCCGGAGGAGGATTAAGCTATCCTTATTCCGTAGTGATTGATCAAACAACCAATCGAGCTTTTTTTGCAAATTATAATAGCGCAACAACTACTCCAGCATCAGGTGGAACCAGTACTGTTTCCGTTTTAGATGTAAATCCCGCTAACACAAGTACGTACAACACGATTATTCAAACTATAACTGGATTTACTTCACCTAGAAGTTTAGTTCAAGTGGGGTCGATGATTTATTTATTAGATCAACAAAAAGGTTTATATTCTATAAATCCATCCACCTATGCAGTAACAGCCCTCAATACCGCTATTGCTTCAAATACTCCGATTGGATTATTCTATTCTCAATATCAAAATTTATTTATTGTACCTTATGGCCCCACACAATATTATGCTCAGAAACTAACATTGTCAGGAACAGCCGCAGGTTTGATTTCATTTACAAACGGAGCCACCGGGTCATATCCAACTTCAGTAGCTGAAGATACAACCACGGGTAATTTATATTTTGTTGATGGTAACACAGGAATCAATCAAGTAGTAAGAGTAAATGTGGTATCTCCCACAGGCACAACCGCTTTTGCCACCCTTACTTTACCTTCACCAACAGGCGATACTGGAAGAAAACCTGCTTATTTTCCAGCCACTCGTACTATGTTTGTTCCAGTTCAAAACGCACAATCTGTATATGTAATTGATACAAATCCAGCAAATCCGACTTACAACACAATCATCAATACTTTGAGTTTACCTACTCCAGCAGGTAACGCTGAATATTTACCTCAAACTTCTTCTATTTACATAGCTAGTCGTCAAGGATCTAATATTTATCAAATTAATCCGTCATTAAACAACGGAACCATTGTCAATACGGGAATGGCTGGAAATGCTCCTTTAGACGTAGCCTATTCAAACGCAGCTTCGGGTATTTACGCAGCTAATTACGATAGTGCGAGTTGGACCGAAATTAAATATCCTAATACATTTATTAATGATGGTAAATTAGGATATACGTTATTACAACAGTATTATACAAACGGATCCGGACTAGTTTATAATAACGGAGTTTTAGTTACGAAACCCAATGTGAGTACTGATATTAATTACGTAGCTCCTACTTTAAATACTACATCTTGCCCTATTGGCGTGTAAATTAATTAGGAATTAATTGTAAATATTTGTATATTTGAAACATAACAATAAATATTTAAATGAGTTTTACTCCATCTATTCAAGTTCAAACAGTTAATAACGGAACTGATTTATTAGTTACCGATACTTCTGTATATGGATCAACATTAGGATCGATAAGTAAATCGGCATTTGTAGGAAGAACGGTTACGTTAACTCGTTTCGACGGAATAACTCAAGTTGTTTTGTTTCCTTATTCAGGAACAATCGATGGTGTTCAAGATACGGTAACGGTATCCGGATACTTTACTGGAGTACTTGGTTCCCAGACGACATTAGATCTAATAGTAACTGTAACTGTAACGTATATTTATCAAGTATCGGGAGTAAATTCATCCATAAATACCAGTATAATTTATACCAGTAAATATAACACTATGAATAACTTGGCTAATTTAGCGTTGAGCGTATATCTTAGCACGGCTGTTGGAGATACGTTAAGCGAACAATCTAATAATTATGGAAATAGTTTTAGTTATCCTGGAATAATTACAGATAAAATAAAAAACGTAATTAATAATTTAGAAGCAAGTAAAGCTAAAATTTATGTGGGGGATTTATTGACGGCTCAACAATTATTAACTTTAGCTTGTAATTTATCATTTTCATCCGCTACTTGTTAAATTTATAATGGGAGCTACAACATTTAATAATCCGGGACCTAACGATTGTCAATCAGCATATATTAATTTACGATACGCTTATTCCGTATTAGCTACTAAAATTATGAATTTGACAACCAATGGGATAGAAGTTAAAGATTTTAATGCGGATTATTTAAATGGAGTTTACCAGAATTTATACATATTTAAACATTTTTTAGATAAATGGGTATTAAAAAACCCTACCAACGGACAATATTATTTTAATCCTCAGATGCAAACATCTGATTACGTTCTTTTTTCTGAATTGTTTATTGTAATTAAATCCATACTAAATAATAATATGATGATTAATATATCACCCGCTTTAACCAATACACCAATCGCTTAATGGAGGATAATAACGAACAAACACTATATGGAAATCAATCACATAATCACTCGCCTAACAATCACCCAACCATTGATACATCATTAAATTGGAATCACATAGCAGGAATAATAGCGGGTATTTTTGCATTAGGGGTTGGATACGCCAATCTTAATAACAAATTAGATCAATTGTTAACGGTATTACCTAGAACGACTAATTTAGAAGTTAATATCCGGAAAACAGATAGTGTAAATAGAGAATTAATTACCCAGGTTCAAGAATCTCGAAAAGAAGTAGCCGATTTAAAAAAAAACATTGAACGTTTAGATAGACAAAAACTTGTGTATAATCAAGAACAAAGACCCAAAAAAAGAAAATTAATCCAAGACTAAAATGAAAAAGTTTTTTATAGAATTAAAAGATCGTTTTTTAAGCGAACTACCCGTGTGGTGGAAAAAATTACAAAAGATTGCTGCACTTATTTGTTTTACTTCTGAAAGTGTAAAACAACAACCTAGCGTAACCGCGGTAATTCCAGGTCATATTTTAGATAAATTAGCGGTTGTAGCTGGAACAGCTGCGGTAGTAGCTCAGTTTGCTAAAATTGATAAAACAATTGTTGATCCATCTGTTATCCCAACCCCCACTACTCCTCCTCAAGCATGAAAAAAAATAACAATATTCGATCAATTAGATTTTATATTTTAATCATTGTAGTAGTTTGTTGGATAATTGACATGGTAGCTTGTGGTACTCATAAGTTTGTTTCATCAGAATCCATTATTCGTCACGATATAGATACTCTTATTCATCCAGTAAAAAATACAATCCTTATTAAAGGATCAGGTATTCATTATAATGATGATAAAAGCATCGGAGTGCGAGTTCATGGAGACACGGTTTTTGTTGAAAAAGTGCAAGTAATTGACCATCAAAGTACCGATAATAAACAGTTTAAAAGTTTATCATTAGAAAATCATAAATTACGTGTAACCCAGGATTCATTAATCAGAGTTTTTAAATTATTACAAGAAAAAGAAAAAATAAAAAGTGACAGTTTAACTACTTCTGTTAAAATTGCTAAAGTGGTGAATCATGTTCCAAATTTTTGGCAAAATTTAGTAAATATTGCCAAAGAAATAAAATGTATTATATTGGCTATTATTGGATTAGGGATTTTGATATTAATAGCTCGATTTAAAAAATTATTTTAATAAATGGCGACTCTCAATGAAATTATTTATATTCTCAAAAATGAAATAAACGATTATTCTAACGATTATAAAGTTAGCAATCGTCAATTTGAGTTTATGATTAATACCTGGAGAGCTAGATTGATTAAACAAGACATAGATAAAAAGAAACAATTATCGTCTAATGTTATTCAAAATTTAGGACCCGTTCCTATGATCCGTCAAAATATAACCGACAATCCCTTAATCCCAGCCGGAGATATATTGGCATCCGTGAGTATGATTCCGAATCCATTAGAGACCAACGATCGAGATTTATTTACTTATATTGGAGGATTAGATAGGAATTCACCGTTTGATTTTTCTAGTCGTTCATATGCTTCACATTGGTCGCGGTATAACCCTTATACAAGCTCTAGGAAGCGAAGTTATTTCAGAGACAATAGAATATATGTATCGGGGTGTGATCAGCTCCCTATTACGAGCTTATGGGTCGAGGGAGTGTTTCAAGATCCCAGAGATGTCTGGAAATTTAAAAACGCCAATACAGGAACAAGTAATTGTGCTATTGTTTATGAAGAAGAACCATATCCTATGAGTGAATATATGATTACTATTTTAACAAAAGCAATCAAAGAAAACGAATTAGATTTGAAGTTAGCTTTACCTAATGATACCAAAAATGACGGATCGTCTGGATTAGATGAAATAACATCAGAAGTGAGAAAAAAATAATATCATGGAAACTTCAGAAAATAAGAAAAAAATATACCCTAAAAAACTAATTCAAAAAGAGCAATTAACAGAACAACTAACATTATTTCAAGCATATCAGTATTACGTTAAGGATTTAGACAAAAAATCTAAATGCTATATTGACAGATCGTTATATCGACAAATATGTCAAAAATTTAATGAAAATTTATCTGAAGCTTTAATAGATGGAGAAATAGTTGATTTACCTTTTCGATTGGGATATTTTAGAATTAAAAAGAAAAAGATAATTCTTAACCGATTAAAAGTAGACTGGGGAACCTGGAAGAAAACAGGTATTATAACTCATCATTTAAATTCCCATAGTAATGAATATTACTATAAATTTTTTTGGGGAAAACGAGATATGATCGTAAAAAACAAATCGTATTATTGTTTTATACCAGCAAGGGTAAACCAAAGAGCTTTAGCTAAAGCAGCTAAAGAAAACGGTAAATGTATTAAATATTTTGATTAATGGCCTTATATGGAAACTTTGTATCAGTTAAACAAATCCTAGCTAAAGTATATCGTGATTTAGATCTTAAAGAAGAAGATCGAATTGGTGATATGGTAGAATGGGTAGCTGAAGCATTGGATTATATTGGAACATTTGAACAATATGTAACAAAAACATTAAAGATATGTGTTGATAATTATTCTGGAATCTTACCCCCGGATTTTGCTGGGCTTAATATGATTAGTTATAATGGCTATCCTTTAAAAAGATCTTCTGATATTTTTGGTCCGACCCATAGACGTAACATAGTTACTAATACTAACACTTCCATCATCAATGAAGCTAGTCTTTACAATTCTGTTTTTGTTGGTAATCTTAATAATGTTAATTGGGCTACTGCCAATTATAGTATTGAAGGTCGCATTATCAGAACATCTTTTCCCGAAGGCGAAATCATAATAGGATACACGGCTAGACAATTAGATGAAGAAAATTGGCCCATGATCCCGGACAATCAAGAATTTAAAGAAGCTGTTTTTAGATATATTGTATATAAGCTGTATTATATTGAATGGCTCAGGGGAAAAATTACTTCAGGAATGTATGAAAAAATTGAACAAGATTGGTGGAGAAAATGTAAACAAGCTAGAGCCGAAGCAAAATCTCCTGATTTAAATAATATGATTAATATTGCCAAACAGTATTTGTCATTAAAACCTAATCTAACAGCTTCTAATAATTTCTTCGCGGATTTAAATAGAACCTTACCTACTGATTTTTCATCTAATACCCATTACGGTAATTATTCTTCATATTAATAATGAGTGCAAAAGGTAATGAATCCCATCAAGTATTTACCCATGGCTTAATTCTGAATCAAGCAAAACAAACTCAGAAAAAAGATAGTTATTCGTATGCTTTAAACGCCATTAAAAACGATCCGATTATTAATGGTAGCACTTTGGAAAATGAAAATGGTTCCCAGGATATAACTTTAACCGGATTACCTTCACCTTGTTTACTAGTTGGTAATATTTGGTTAGGCGTTCATCAATATGTATTTTTTGTTAAAAATTTAGATACTAATTCTTCAGTTTTTAATTCCATATATTTAATTGATTTAGATGCTTCTACAGCAACCTTAGTTTATTCTACCCCCTTACTTAATTTCCAATCTACTAATGAAATAACCGGAACGTATAAATTTAATTATTTAAATCAGCGAATTATTTATTGGGTAGATGGATTAAATAATGATAGTTCCTTAAATATAGATTACGCGTTATCTCAAATCGCTTTAGGTGTTTCCCAACCCTGTGTTCCCATAGAACAATTATCGCTATCCCCTAGTTATTCCCCGGCTATTATTTCATCCATTCAAGTAAATGATATTGGGGGAAATTTGACTTCCGGAACATACGAATTTGCTATTCAATATCGTTTTCAAAATTATTCTACGACAAACATATTCGGTTTATGTAAACCTGTTTATATTAATAAAGATTTACTAAATTCAACAAACCAAGGTAATTTCGGTTTATTTGACGGAGACATTAGTGGTACAACTTTAACTAGTAAAACAATTACTCTCAATTTACGAGATTTAGATTTAAATTATCCTCAATTTGATTTAGTAGTCGTTAAAACAATTAATCAAGTAAGTTCCGTAGCGAGTATTCAATCTATTCCTATTACAGGAAATACGATGAGTTATACGTATACGGGTTATGAAAACACAGTAGCCAATAATCAAGGAATTAGTGCTGTAACGGTAGACCCTAGTATTTATTACGGATCGGAAGTAATTGCTCAGAAAGAAAATCGATTATTGATTGCCAATACAAAACAAGATAAAACAGTACTACGTTACCAACAATACGCTAATAACATAGTCGTTACATATACGGTTGTACCGAAAGTAGTTCAAGCCAATGTTCCATCCGTATTAAATAATCAATTAACCGATTATCAATATGTAAGTTTTGACCCTAGTGTGTCTGAATACACATTAAATGTTATGAGAGGAGAAGTATATTCATTAGGAATTGCTTTTGTTCTTAATTCTGGTTTAGAAACTCAAGTATATCATATTCCAGGAAGAAGTTATATCGCATCAGATGTAAACACAAATTATGATAGTTCTACTAATACGAATACATTTAATTGGCAAAATCGAGATACATTTTATACGGATGGAAATGGTAACCGTTTAAATTATTGGGAATCCACTATTCAATATCCATCGGGTTTCGATTATCCTACTTCCGGATCATATGGTCCAAGTGGAAATATACCCAATTTAATTCGTCATCATCGAATCCCAAGCTCTACATCATTACCTATTATCACGTATAGTGGAAATGTAATGTATGCCAATTACATAGCATTAACGTTTAGTAATATTCAATTACCATCAGCCATTGCTAATCAAGTAAAACTGATCAAATTTTACATGACTCCTCGTGATTTACCTCAAAATAAATCAGTTATCGCAAAAGGAGCTTTTAGTCGCACCGCTTTTTGCGGAGGGGATGTTCAGTATACATCCAATAGTACTACGAACGGACCTACTCAATTACCTCGTTATGTAGTACCTGCAAGTCCTTTTTCCACAATACCTCAAGATGTTAATCCCGGATTTAGTTCTACGGCATCTGGTCCCCAGTTTACTAATAATGCGTCAGCGGTTCAACAGAATATTGCTCAATACTCAAATACTAAAATTAATTTATCTTATTACGGAGGATCCCAAGGAAATACTCAACAAATTTCCGATCCTAGTGATTTGTCATTACCTAGTCCGAATACTCAACAATTAAATGGAGCAACCTACCAAAACGAAAACAAGACAATACTTTTTTTCCATAGTCCGGATACTGATGCGAAAGCGGATAATAACGACAAACCCGTCTTATCCGTTAATAAGGCTTTATTAGAAAATAGACTCCAAGGAAATGTAAATTGGTATAAAAATCCAACGGCTTTTAGTATTAATAGTAACAACTATAACGCTAATACATACAATACCTACAACCAAGGAGCAGCTAATGGAGTTCAAGTTCCTCATTTTATGGGGGATTGTGTGTTTAATAATATGGATTCTCGATCCGGAGTAACTAAATTTTATTATGGAGTTCAAGGGGCAACTTATGTTCCATATAACGCGATTTTATCTCAATCTAATGTGGGTAATATATCGATGCCTTATTATGGAATACTGAGAGAATCAGGAACTTTGGTCGAATTATTGCATTCAGTTTCTCCAGATTTTAGTGATTACGGTTCTGAAAATTCAACCACATTTATTACGAATGCCGTTTCAGGTGGAAATTTTGCTCATCCTGTATATGATAAATACGATGGAGATAGCCCTACGTCCAGTCAACAAGGAATTTCCCCATATGGTCCCCGTGGAACAATTAATCAGTTGGCTCAATTTCAAAGTTCTGCCCCCACCGGAATTACAGGATACAGTCAAAACAACGCAATATATTATTACGGCTCATTACAATCAGCTAATGTTTCACAATACGGATCAACATTAGGATTACAATATGAATATTTAGGACTCACGTGTGATAATTTATCTGTAAACGGTAGTGGGTATCTTACCACCAGCCCCAGCGGTATTATTGGGGATACGTTTATTGATATGTATTCCATTAAACGAACCGCGTATTCTAATTATTATCATGACGCTACTAGTACAGCCGGATCTATTTTTCAAGTGTATATGGCGGGAATTAGTTCGTTTCCTTGTGAATCGAGTTTAAATTATCGAATGAGACTTACCCAGGGAATAAATGGGGCGAGTTATTACCCGAAAGATGTTTATGGTAGTCAAGCAGATACTTGGATTCAAAACAATTTCGCATATGATAATTATTTGAAAATAAATGACGACTATAATAAGAAATATTCGAAACAGAATTTTGGCCCGACTCAAATTAATACTATTACGTCGAATCAAGCATTAGTCACCACCTCAACTCTTCAATATTTAACTCGTATATCTTATTCTCAACAATCTTTATCAGAAGATACGGTTGATTATTGGAGAACATTTTTAGCTAATGATTATCGAGATCTTCCTAAAAATAGAGGACCTATAACCGGATTGTTTACGAAGTACGAAAGGATATTTGCTTTAACTCGTGATAGTTTATTTGATGTCTATGGTTCTAATTATAATTTACAAAATAGTACAACTACGGATATTGCTGTTGGAACTGGAACATTTTTTGGATTAGAGCCAAAAGAAGTATTATCGATTGATGGAGGGTATTCAGGAACATCTAGCAAGTGGTCTATTGTTGAAACACCTTATGGGTATTTATTTGTTGATAAAAATAAAAAATCCGTTATTTTATTTAACGATCAATTAAAAGATATCACGTACCAAGGAGCTAAAGAATTCTTCCAACTAAATGGAGCCATTAGTTTATATAATCAAATTCCGGATTTGAAAAAAGGATCAGGATTTGATAATCCTCTTAATAATGTGGGATATACGTGCGGATGGGATAAAGAACATAATCGATTATTAGTAACTAAATTAGATTACAATTTAGTGGATATTACCCGATACAAAGGAATTTACAATCCTAACACAACCTACGGTAGTACTGATATTTATACTCAGAATGGTAAATTAACGAATTCTGCGAATTCACTTAGTTTTTCGGATACATCTACGTTTATTAATAAGAGTTTTACATTATCGTACATTCCTCAATTGGAACAATGGGCATCTTTCCACAGTTATTTACCAAACAATTATCTTCATCACCCTACTAATTTCTTATTAAAACAAAATACGAGTTCTGTTCAAATTTCAAATAGTGGTGTTCCAGGCTATTATTTTAATACCCAATACCCATTTATAATAGAAATAGTAGCCAATGATTATCCTCAAGATGTAAAAGTAACCGATTCTATTCAAGTAAGTTTAGAATCATATACTGGGTCTGGTGTAGATAAATTACGGGGTAATTCTTTTTTTGATCAATTTATGGTATATAATGAATTTCAAAATAGCGGAATTATTTCTTTAATTGTAAATACCAACTTAACTAAAAAAGAAAAAATTTGGTCTATTAATCAATTTTTAGATGTGACAAATAGCAATCAATCCGCTCAAATGTTTACAGATAATTGGTCTATTATTCAATCGGTTTATCCTATTGATAAAGTAATAAATACTTCCATATTAAATACTAATAAACCATGGTATCAACGCGGACGATTTAGAGATAATTATTTTGTTATTCGTTTCAGTAAGAATAATTTGGACAATAGCAAATTTTTAATTAACTTTGTATCTACCCAGTTCCGAAAATCTATCAGATAATAAAAATATTTATATTTAATGAGCCTATATGACAACGAAAATGATTATGAGGAAGATGAAGATCAAGAAAATGACGGTAGTGAGCAACCATCTGTAAATAATTATGAAAAAAACGAAGAAGAAAATACTCCTTCGCCTTCCCCTAAAAAAGGAGGAATTAACCTAGCTAAGATAAAAGCGGATATTGCTCAAGTAGAATCGAGAGGTCGTTATAATGCCACTAGTAAAAAATCCACAGCCGCAGGTAAATATCAATTTATTTGGAGTCAATGGGGAAAACAAATTGCTCAACTCACAGGCGTAAAATCTAAACAACAATTCTTAGCGAATCCCCAGGCTCAGGAAGATTTCATGGATCATTACCTAGTAAATCAAGTATTACCTCGTGTAAAAATATTAAGACAAGAAGGACTTGGTAATAATTTATCGGATTCTGATTTAGCTAAAATAATACATTTGGAAGGGTATGCTGGAGCAAAACGTAAATTGGCATCCGGTCAATTAAACGTAGCCTCTAAAAATAATTTAAGTCCTCTTCAATACTTAAAAAGATCTCAATCATCAGTTATTCCTCCCGTTCGTCCACCTAAAAATGCGGACATGGATTATATGGATATGATGGATGATGAAAATGACGCTAACAATCAAAAGGAGCAAATGAGTAATGTAGTGGGATCAACTGTTTATGGTCAAGCACATACTCCCACAAGCGAAGAACAACAAACTTTATTACCACCTAATTTATATTATCAATTAAAAAATAATCGTTCAGATAAACCATACGCAGATGGTTCTTGGATTACAGATGGAGATAGTCCTTTAAGTAAAGGAATTGGTGCTGGAGCAGGTTTATTAGCGGGATTTCTTCCACCAGACGATTCAGCAAATACGGGTAAAGTAAATTATGGTTCTAAAATAGGAACAGGAGCATTATCCGGAGCATCAGCTGGTGCGGAATTTGGACCCATCGGAGCAGCAGCAGGAGCCGTTTTAGGAGGAGTTACTGGATTAATAGGAGCAAATCGTGAACAAAAAACATTAACGGAAGCCGGAGTTAAGAATTCTAGGAAAATGTCGAATAATATCAACACAAGAGCCACTTCTGTTGATAATGACCCATATGGTCTACAAATGGCAATGGGAAGTTTTGTTTACAACATGGGTGGGGAATTAGATTCTCAACCAGGAGGAACAAAAAACTCAAAAACTAAACCTAGTAATAATTCAACCATCCAAGTACCTTTAAAGAATAACACATTTTATAATAATAAAAAAGAGTTAGCAAATATGTATAATCAAGCATCTAAAAATTTAGATGGACTTGATAAACAAACCATGGAATTAAAAGGTCAAGGATTGCTTCATCCAAATGATTTACGGATTACTCCTCAATATTCTATGAATGGTACAGAAAATAACTTTTATCGTTCGGCTGGTCCCACAGCAGTTATTCCCTCTAAACCGGGAATGAATAGCAATCCTAATTGGAGAAATACACCCACTAAAATGGGGTCAAATGGAGAATACGTAATTGACAATAGTCCATATGCTTTTGGTATGGGAGGTCAATTTACGAATCCTTTTAAATTTGATATGGGAGGTGAAAATGAAGCAGTAAGTGAGGGAGAAAATGAAGGAGCAAATTACATCGATATTGAAAAAGGAGAATTGCGAATTGATCCGAAATCAGGTAAAATTTTACAAGAATATTCAGGATTAAATCCTTTAAGCGGAACTAAATACGAAAAACACGCTAAAAATATAGATATAGAACCCGCTGGTAATTTTGTAAAAGCAACTCCCGGTGAATTTATCATTACTCGCAAAGACGCTAAAAAATACAAATTAGCGGATAAAAATAACGATACTATTTTAAAAGGAAGTATAATGCGAAACATCATAGCGAATAAAAATAAAAAAGAAGAAGGCAACTACAAACGAGGATCCTATATTGTACCTAAATATGATATGGGGGGAAATACTACTTCTTCCCCTACCGGATACCCCGCATCGGCAAATACTGATGTACCTTTTGATTTTTTAACAAATTCTCCTTTATTAAATTCCCCATCGGTTCCCGCTCCTTTTACGTATCAAGGGTGGGTAAATCATGATGTTATGAGTAGAGTTAAGCCTGTGGTTGGTGACTTACCAGCTCATGCGCCATTACATCCGGTTCAAGGGTATGATCCAGGAATTATGAAACAATTGATTAAACAACATCAAAATACAAATTTTGCGGATGGAGGACCTTATTTAGATTCTTCAGATCCTGAATTACCTACCGTAACAGTTAACGGGGGAAAAAGCGACAGAAATTCGTATTCCAAATCTATTCCTGTCAATTCAATTTATAATCCTTCACCGAATTTACCTATTCCTAATGTGGTGAATGGAAACATTCCTCAAGATAATACCCCATTAAAATTTAAATCCGCTCCAAGTGATTCTTTATCATTCGGTCAAATTGCAGACCATATTAGTAAAATAACTCCCGCTTTATATAATATTGGTCAAGGTTTATATGCTGATAAAGAAAAACAAATTGCTCCAGAATATAATCCATACGAAGGTCAAGTGATTGGAAATATGCCTCAAAATGTTAATTTTGAAAATATTAGACAACAGTATTTACTAAATGCCCAGGGTCAATATAATGATATTGATCAAAGAAGTAATTCCAGTTCAGTAGGCAGAGCTAATAAAAATAACGTATATGCAAATACTCTGAATCAGTTAGGAAATGCTCAATTCCAGGCGAATCAATACAACAATCAAAACGCAAGTACAAGAGCCGGATTATACAATCAACTAGGTAACCAACGTGTGAATGCTAACAATATAGCTAATCAATACAATTATCGAATTAATGATGATAATGCTCGTAACCAAGGAGCCGCTAGAAATTCTATTGGAACGGGATTAAGTCAAATCATAGCTAGTAATTTAAATGATAAACAAAACGCATTAAAAGCTCAATATGATCAAGCTATTTTAAATCACGTATACAATCATTTAGGAGCTGTATATGGACTTCATTCCAACGATTATGTTACTCCTTTTCTCGCTCAATAATCTTCGACTATGAATAGATATCAAACGCCTATAGACCAACCTCTTGAACAATACGTACCTATTCCATTAGATACGATTGGGAGAGTTGCACAAGCCGATCAACAAGATTACGATACCCAGGAAAAACAAAATGCAGCTACTAATTCGGCTTTAGCCAACATGACAAGTTATAGTCCGGATATTCAAAATAAATTATTGGATAAAGCCAATCAATTTAAAAAAGAAAGCGAAGAAGTATACAATCAATATCCGGATTGGACGGATCCCATAGGTAAACGAAAACGACAAGAATTATACGCTCGTTATGTAAATGATCCTTTATATTCACAAAACAATAAATATAACCAAGCCTATTTAGCTAATCAAAAAATTGTTCAAAAATTGAATTCCGAAGGAGTTCCTTACGCTGATCCATTCGCTAATGGGAAAGCGGTAGATCTAAGTGGAAATATTGTTATTCCTAATCAGTTTGCCAAAAAATTAGATTATATTGAGCAAATAGATCATTTAGGATCAAAAGCGGGTTTTGATGATTATGGAAATGGGGTTAAATCAAACCACGCTAATCTCAATAATCAAATCGCTAGAGCCATCAATCCTAATAGCGATATTTATAAACAAGCGTATCAACACGCATCTACGTTAGGTATTGATCCATCTCAAAGAAGAGATTGGGCTACTAAAGCCATCATGGATCGATTTAAAAATTACGCTCATCAAGAATATGATCCTAATTCAGACCCGAATGTAAAAGCGTCAATAGCTCAAAATGATGTAGGTTTCCTTCATGCTCCTACATTAGATGAAAGTCAATCAGGATTTAATGAATCTAACGAATTCAATAATGCGGGATTATTGGGCAAACACGTTACTGGAAATCGTGTAGTTTCTCATTATACTTTTGGTAAATCTACCGTACCTTATAATAGAAATGTAGATTTACAACCCATCTCAGGTCCTCATTGGCATGTAGGACCAGATGGTCACGCTGATTTATCTTTAACTGAAAAACCAACAATTATTACAGGCGGTAAACATTTATATGATGCGGTTATGGGAGTCATTCAAGATGGTCCTCGTAATTTAATAGGTCAATTAGTTACATTGGATCAAGATGGTGATGTTACCGGACATACAGGTAATACCATGAGTGAGAAAATACATAAAGATCCGGTAACGGGAATTACGTATGGTAATTGGGGAACAAAAGATCAATTTATTATTCAACCCCAAGCGGTTACTGTTTATAGAAATCACGATGGTAGTTCAGAATACGTACCTTTAAGTAGAGATCAATCTGAAAAATTCTTAGGAGCCGATTATAGTAGTAGTGTACCGGAAGATCCATCTCAACATTTAAGTAAAGAGCAATTAACAAATTCATTAAAAAACTTTAAATTTAGCAATGAATTTATTAATCGTTATCATAAAGCTACTGGACTCGAAAAACAAAATATGAATCGAATTATTCAAAATCAATTAAGACAGAAAGATATAGAAGCTAAAAGAGCCGCTACATTTGGTTCACAAAATAAGTTAGGAAATATCGAAAGCAGTATTTATCAAGACGAAAAACCAGAATCCAAAACAGTTGAAAACTAATGGGCAAAAAAAGAAAAATAGATGTTGGGGACGATATTTATGCGAGTGAATCTGATCCATTAGTTCGGTTTTTTGCAGGTCATAAAGACACAACATCGGGGTATTCACCAACAGATGCTGAAAAAGATCCGTTATACCAGTTATATAACAAACCATCTAATTTACAAAATACTCCGCGAGTTTCCTTACCTGATTTAAATGTGGAAGCCCAGCCCAGAATTAATACTCAAGAGCAACAAGCGGCTTTTCATCAAGCTAATCTTAACGGGTTTATTCCTAATCCCCATGATCCATCAGGTCAGCCTTTGGATACTCGTAATTTGGATCCGGCTAGTTTATGGGATATTATAACAGGCAATGCTCCTATTGTAGATAAGAATGGTACGAAACGATTAGCTAGACAAACTACTGGATACGCTAATGATTCAGATCCTAATAATCCAGATACTACCGCTCAAAGTAAACGAGCTGAAGCTGAAAATTATTTTTCCGAAATTCCAGGCTTTAATCAATTAATTAGTCCTGGATTTACTAGCAAACAATTCAAAGTATTTCATGATCCGAGTAATCCTAATGATATTCCCACATTGGTTCCGTTTAGTCCTAAAGATGAACAAGATCTCAATCAAACAGTGAGTACATACGGACCAAAAGATTTCTCTTCTAATTTTTTACGATCTTTTTCAGATGGATTTTCTAATGGTATCGGATCGACCGCTAATATTGTGACCGGAACAGCCCAAGCAGTTAAAGATATTTTCAATCCGTCTCAAGATTCTTGGTTAGATAAAACAGCTAATCAAATTCGTAAAACAACAAAACAAGAAGAATTACCGGGTAGTGAAGATCAAACGGATCCGTTTAGCGCTCAAGGTGTGTTTAAAGGATTAGGTAGTGGAGTAGCTTCTTTGGCTCAATTTGGCGGTTTAGGAAAGGGAATAGGTTTATCCGGTAAAGCATTAGGACTATTACGTAGTCCACGAGCCGTAGAATTAGCTAGTCGTTTAGGAGGTATGTTTATGCTGAGTGTTGGCCCAGCTTACGAAGAAGCTTTGAATAATGGCTTATCGGAAAAAGATGCGGGAATTATGGGAGTGAGCATCGGCATGTTAAATAGCGGTCTTCAAGAACTTTTAGGTCCTACGGTTCTAACAAAATATTTAACCGGAGGAGGAAGTAAAGAAATAACTAAAATGGCTTTGGATGAATTAAAAGCCCATGGTGGGGAATTGACTGAGAAAGCTTTAAACGACATCACTCCTAATTTACTTCGACGAGTATATTCGAGCATTAAGGGACTAGAAGGAACCAGTCGATTAGGTAATGCTATTTCTGCCGCTGGAGAAACTTCTTTACAAATGGGAGTTCAATCCGCATTAGATGATACCGCTAAAGTATTATATAATAATATGCATAAAAATGATGCGGATAAATACGAATACAACGGTTTGTACGGAGGATTATCGCAACAGGATATTTTTAGAAAAGCTTTTACAGAAGCGGGATCAGGAGCTATTTTAGGATTAACGACTGGGGTGATGATTCCCGGATCAAAAGATGAAAAATCAATTCGTCAAAAAATAGCTGATGGTAAAACGGATGATGTATTAAAATCGCTAAATTGGATGAAATCCGATGGTAAATTAACGGATGATCAGCATCAAGCGTATGTAGACCGGGTAAATCAATTGGACGATATTTATAATAAAAATAAAGAAGCCTGGAATAGTGTACCTGATCCAGCAAAAAGAAAAGAAAATCAAGATCGAGGATTTGAAACCATCGATCAAATATTTCGTCAAAAAATGAATGTGGATCGCGAACAAGAAGCATTCGGTCAAAAAGTAAATGAAATTAGTAATGAGCCTAATTTAGACGACGATGTTAAACAGGAAAAAATAAAAAATGCTCGTGAGCCTTTAACAGCCGCTGAGAGAGAATTAGCTACCAGTCGTAAGAATTTACGAGATTTGTTACCAGATGAAAATGGTGAAATACCTTTTGAACAAAAACAAGAAATTGATCGTAAATTAATTAAAAATTTAGGAAATAAATTAGGCGTTAATTCAGAAACTGAATCACTACTAGATGATTTTATTATACATAAAATTCATAAACGGGGTATTTATGACCTCACCGATGAATTAACAGATGCTATCCATGGGAGAGAAGATCGAAACCCCACAAAAGAAGATCATGATACATTTGAAAAATTATTTCACGATAACGATTTAGAAGGATTAAAAAAAGATTGGGAAGATCACGTAGATAGTAAAACTAAATCGGATATTCGAGATACTAAAGTTAAAAAAGATATTTTATCCGATATGTCTAAAATATCTGATTCAGATTTAGAAAATTTATTATCCCAGGAAAAAAATCCTAAAAACAGGCAACTTATTAAAGATGAATTAGAAAAGCGTAAGAATCCGGATAATTTAGATAATATTCCTAATAAATTAGCCTATAGTTCTTTTGATTCAAAAAATAATATCGATACGATTGATCCTACTGATGGGAGTAAAGTTAAAAATCCTAATTTCAATCGAAAGTTAGAATCCCATAACCATTATCCCCAGGATACACGAGCTATTATTCGACCGATGACTTTTGAAGAAGCTAAATCTGTGTATCCAGAACTTACTAAAGAAAAATTTGATAAAAACAATAGTAAGAAGGATACTCATATGTTGGGAACTTTCAGAGAATCAGATAATGAATTTATGGGTCATTACCCCACATCAAAAAGAATTAAAGAAACAGGTAAAAACTCAGACCCCCTTGTTTTAGCGAATTCTTTAAAAGTACGAGATCAATTATTTAAAAATCCAGAAAATCCCATTTCTACTTCTATTAAAAAAAGTAGAGGACGGATGAATTATCAATACGAAGTAACTCCTGAAGGAATTCATAAAACATTATATCGACCTTTTTTAGAACGATTGGGTGACAAATCTAAGTTAGCCAATGGCGTAAAACTATTAATTCCGGATAATAATATGGATCTTTTGGAAGCTAAAGGAAAAGTAACCGAAAGAACTCATTTTAATGAAGAAGAAATAAAAAAGGATATTAAAAATAAAGGTCAATTATTAGCTTCAGTTCCTTTACCAGATGGAAGTTACGGTCTTTCTCGTATTACCATCAATAAATTAGGTAAGGAAAATACCGATATTGTGGTTAAACTTCTTCAGGGAGCTTTTAGTAGTAATTCTGAAACCGCTAAAAAAATACAAAAAGAATTAACGGACGGAGGATTAAAAGTTAATTTTAAGGATTTACGTAGTGTAATGAATCTAATACGTAGCTTAGTATACGTAGACGGAGTTAATACGGGTATCCAATCGGTTAATCAATCAGATGGAGAAAATAATCTCAGTTCTCCCCATACTTTTACATTTACTAATGAAAATGGTAAACTCATGCTCGATTTAGGGGAAAAAGATGGGAAATTTAACATTAGTGATTTATGGAACTCAGGATCAGAAGAAAAAAATCGATTAGAAGAAGCGATTGCTAATCGATACCGTAGAATAGATTTAAATTTACTTAACCAAGAAGGTAAATATACTTCGGTGGTTCACGATAATAATCACATATTAATAAAAGAATTTGATAGTTATCAAAAATATTTAAATGATACTGGAGCCGCTGAGTCCAATTTAAAAGGATATCCGGTGGAACCTGGGTCTATGGAATACACATTCGCTTCCCAACCTACTATTGCTTTAGAAGTGGGTCATCTAAGTGATATGGAAAATGACGGTCCTCATTTAGTTCGAGAAGAATTGAATGAAGATGGAAACAGTAAAGAAGAACTATCTAAAGAACATTCCTTTAAGAAATCAATTGGTTTAGAAAAAGAAGCTGATACATCCGTTCATTCTGTATTATCCCATATTCAAACCATGGAAGATATACCCGAATCTACCAAACGAGTAGCTAATGAATTACGAGAATTACTTCCGGAAGATACTTTAGTAAAAGAAAGTGGTGAGTTTACAAACTTAGATGCGTGGGTAGATAATTCTCATATTTACTTAAACGTATCTAAATTAGTAGATGGTGAATCAAGTAAAGAGACCGCAATATCCCGCATTTTAGAAGAAGGTCTCCATTTACTAACCCAAGATAAATTATATTCGGATGAATTAAGTCCGGAAGAAGCTAAATCTCGAAACCGGATTGAAACACTATTTAATCGTTATAAACGAGATACGATTTTAAAAGACAAACAGCGTAAGGATCAATTTAATACTTTTCAATCCATTAATGAAAAACTAAAAAAACAAACTCAAGATCCTAGTATCGAAGTTACTGATCAAGAAAAAGAATGGTATTCAAAATATTATGATAAATTATATCCATTAACTTCATTGGATGAATTTGTCGCATCTGGACTAAGTAATCCAGAATTTGCTGATCGATTGGGTAAACGAGAAAGAACTGAAAGTTATTGGCAAAAATTATTTAATGGTGTCATGGATATGGTGGGAATTCATTATAAAAATGATTTCGAAGCCTTATTAGATAATACGTTAAAATTAGCGGGTAAAACGGAAAAGAAAAGTGAAGTGGATACAGAAGCTCCTCGTAATTTTGCTGTGGGTAAACAATCAGGTAATAAAGAAAACGATATACCGGATCATGGACGAGCCATCAAAAATATGTATAATCTTTTTAATAAAAAACGAGGATTGGATAGTATTCGAGGAACGGTGGATCGAGATGCCATTCAAGCTGAGGTTGATAAATATAACGAAAAAGTAGGATACAAAGCTCTTACCATTTACGATGGTAAAAGTAAAACGGATGATAGTACTTACTATAAAATAGTTTTGGATAAATCGGTGGATAAAAATGTTCGTAATAGTATTTCTCAAGAAGAAGAGGAAGCTAAACGAAATATTGTGAATGCTAAAATAAAAGCATTGGAACGACAAAAAGTCGATTTAAGTAAACGGATTACTGAAAAGAATAAAGAAAGTATTTATCGAGCATTAGGTAAGATTAATGCTAAGATTGAAAATTTAAAACAAGCTGATTTTTTATCAGATGTAGTATCATCTATCGATAAAGCCGTAAGATCCGCTTATAGTGAAATTCAAAATCCAAATTCTAGCATCGAATCTATTCAATCCGCTAAAGATCAATTGCGAATTTACGAAAATACGTTTAACGAGGAAACAAAAAAATTGTTAGATGAATCTTTATTAGGTAAGTTAAAAAATATTGAATTTGAAAGGCAAAAAGTTTATGAAAAATTAAAAAATAAAGAAACGGAATTAGTAAAAATTGGATTACCTGAAATGACCATCGATCAAATTGATGGTGAAAAACTTCAAAGTATTTTTACTAAACCTCAAAAAAATACTAATCCTTTTCGTAGATTTTTATTAGATGGTAGAGATTCATTTAACCAGGCTCTCCAATTAGCGTCTAACATTATCGATAAAGTTAAAATTAATGCTGAAACTCTTAGACAAAAAGAAGTTAATAAAAACAAAAAGTTATTTAAAGATTATCGGGATTTAGGAAATCGAGGTTTTACCGAATTTATTCAATATGATAAAGAAGGTAAAGCTACGGGTAAAATGTTAAATGAAACCAATGCCGAATATGATCGATTAAAAGATGAAGCTATTCAAAATAAAAAATACTCGGAATTCTTAAAAGATCATAACACCATCGAAATTTCAAGAGAAAGACGATTACAATACGAACGAGATTTAAAAAATTTACGAGATAATCATCCAGATTGGGAAGACGAAGAATCTCCGGATTATCATATCATCGAACAATGGATAAAATATAATGATCCGGATGAGTATAAAGCAAAAGTCTTGAGTGGAGATACAAAAGTTCCTAGGAGTAATCCCTATGTAGATATTATTCCTAATAAAGAATTTCTGGATCCTAAATACACCCAATTGATGAAAAAGGGAGAAAATAGTCCAGAAGTAAAATTGTATCGATATTTAGCTGATAAATTTTCTGATTACTATAAACGATACAGTAATTATAATGAGAACAATATCCCCCAGTTCTCTAAGGATATGATTGAATATATGAAAGATGGGGATCCGAAAGGAGCTATGAATAAATTTATTAACGAATTTCGAGATAGTTTTTTAACCACAGCTGATCCATTGACCAAAGAAAATTTAGTAGACGAGGAAGGAAATGTAGCCAATAGTATTCCGTTTTATCATCTTACGAGTAATATTGATCCTTCTCAAATGAGTTTTAATTTGGAGGATATTGTAAATCACATGATTAATCAAGATTTACTGGTCCGAGGTAAACTAGAAGCTGAACCCTATTTAAAATTTATTCGAGAGCAACTAGCTAATGCTACTACTTTAAAAACGGATAGAAGCGGTAAAACCCAATTGGTTCTTCACGAAGATAGTACGGTTAGTCCTATCGAGGTTCCCGTAGAAGCTGATTTTAGCCCCCTACAACAATTAGATTACATGTTGGATGCTAACTTATATGGTAAATCTAAAAATCATACTCCGATCTTTAAAGTATATGATCCGGAAGGAAAGAAATTACTAGATTTTAGTACAGGCGAAGAAGGAAAAGGAATGAGTTTATCATCGGTAGCGGATGGAATTAATAAGTTTTCTCGTTTGGGTGTAATGGGGTTAAATGCTCCAGCGGCTACATCCCGTTTAGTTTTAGGAGTACTGCAAAATTTAATGCGATCTACTTCACGAGAAGGCGTTACTTTAGATACGATGATGTTTGGTTTTGGTAAAGCTATTGAAGGGGCTAATCATATGTCGGATACTTCCATTAAAAATAAATTGTTGATGGAGTATTACCAGGTTCCTACTAAATTAAGTGAAGCTACCCACGGTAAAGGAGTTAATCCTTTTATCGCTATTCACGCAACTGAAAAATTTATTGAAACCATGGAAGGAATTGGGTATTTAAAATTTGCCAAACGAGGTCAAACTAATTTGTATGATGGTTGGAGTTTAAATGCCGATAAAACAGAACTAGTTTGGACTGGAGATAAAAATGTATCTCCCCATGAATCAGAAAATGATCGGGTAAAATTCATCAACTATTTAGCCAATACAGTTAGAGAATCCCATGCGGATATGGATAGTAAATTAGAAGTCGATAAAGAATGGTATGGAAGATTATTAATTACGTATAAGAAATATTTTGCTCCATTTATCACTTCACGTTTCGGAATTGCTAATGAAAAAATAAATGGAACTACTTCCCAAGGTATTTATTGGTCATTACTTAAATTGAAAAACGGAGCTGATCAAACAGAAAGTTGGGGAAATGTAATGAAAAATGTATGGGATGTGTATTCTAAAAATCCTACACTAGAAGGAATTAGTACCCATGATAAAAATAACATTCGTAGATCTCTTAATGATTTTTTTGTAGTAGGATCTTTAGGAGCGATGGGGTTAGCCATAAAAGCTGTATTAACCGACGATAAAGATAAAAATCAAAAACGAGCTTTAACTTTCGCTTTAAATATTATCAATCGAAATCTGGAAGAAAACTCCTCAGCCTTTAACCCTCAATCTTGGGTAAAAATGGCACAAAATCCGGTTCCCGCTTTAACTACCGCTGGAAATGCCGTATCTATTATGTTTGCTATTCCCGGTTTATTATTAGGCCAAGATCAAATCAAATCCGGTAAAGAAAAAGGTAAGAGTAAGATATTGGGTAAAATTGGTAAAGAAATACCTATTGTCAATTCTCCAGGAAAAATTATCCGATATTTGGATTATGATAAAATAAAATAGAATATATAGTAAACTTAGTATATTCTTTAATTATATTGAGTTTACTATATATTCTATCGCATATAAAAACAAAAAATTACACCTAATTATATGCGGTTCCATATAAAAAATCCCCGGTTCGTCTAACCGAGGATCTGATACTCTACGCTTTGTTTACCACGAGTATTTATCTTTACAGGTTTTTACAGGCTACTACCTATTTTTTTCTTGTTGAACAACACGTAAGCAATTTGAAAAGAAATTCCCCAAACAGCCATCAAAATCAATCCATTTACAAAAGTATTGACTATCCAAATATAATCCGTAGCAATAGCAAAACAAATTCCCAAAATCATAATTTCTTTAAACAGATGATACGCATCCGTAACGAATACAAAAATAGTAGATGAACCAAGAAATCGTTCTTTAGTAGTACTACCTACTGCCCATTTATTTACCCAACTAACATTAGGATCCCAAAATTTAGGATTGAGTTTACTAAAAATAGAAGTAGAAAAAGTAGACTTTAAAGTATCACATACCGCTGAAGATACAGCCGCTAAGATTAGAAATAGAATAGAAATCATTTTGTTTTAGGTTTAGGTTTATAAATTTGTGAAAGACAATCGGTACATGTAAAACTAGTACCTGGAATATTACTTATGATTTTTTTACCACATACGGAACAAATGTGAACATGGAGACTCATATAATTTTTATTAATTGTTAATATTCTGAATGTTCATTACCGTCCCTATCTTCATTTTCTAATTTAGTATAATTAGAATAATTTATGAATTTCCAATAATGATCACAAGATTGAGTAACTGAATCATATTTAAACGAAGCATAAGCTTGACGAAAAGGATCGGGATTTGCTTTAAATCGATAACAAGTTTCTCGAATAGGACAATCTTGTCCTTTACACATGGATATATCGCTCATGTTATTTTATTTAGTTTTTTTCCAAAAAGCATTTCTTTGCCAATCTCCTGCCATAATACAACCGTAGGGTTTAATTTCGTCCAAAACGTTACCTAAATTATAATCATTCATTTGTTTTTTAACCACATCGGCATTTTTATAAGCACTGGGTAATTCTGAAATATCTATAAAATTAGAAAAAAATCTAACGTCTAATCCTTTAGTTTCTTCCTTAAATATTTCAATTTCCGATCGATTATTTTTATTGGTTAATTCGTGTTGTCTACGACTAATATTTCTTCCAGCCCCATGAGGAGCGAATCCTAAATTATTTTTTGTGGTTTTACCTGAAACAATCAAAATAGGTTCACTCATATTCATAGGAATAATTCTAAAACCGTAAGTACTATCGGGAACAAATTTATTATCCAAAGGAGTAGCTCCTTTAGCGTGATAAAACAAATCATTTTCTTTAAAAACAAAATTATGTTCATTCCAATAACTAAAATAAGTGGATTCTATTTTTAATTTTTCACAAATGGTTTTATGAATTATTTCGTGATTGTATTTAGTCCAATCTCTAACCACTTGCAAAGCTTCCCAATAAATTTCACCTTCTTTGGTGTTATAAGGAATCCATGGATTTTTATTAGATGATTTAGGGGATATTTCTTTTCGAAATTTTTCAGTAATTTTCATACCTGTTTTATATAATCCAGCTCCTAATCCTCTACTACCATGGTGAGTAATTAAAACTACTGACCCGTTAGCTTCAGACGTACCAACAAATAAGAAATGATTACCGTCTCCTTGGGTTCCTAAATGAGATTTAGCAATATGTAACTCATTCTTTAAATACAAGTTTTTAACGATTTTTTCTTCTAGTTCTTCGGGTAATTTAAATTGATCTTTTCTACCACCTGGACCAAAATGAGTAGTTTCAAAAGCTACGTCTAATAATAATTTACAAGATATTGAAGATGGAAGATGAGTAGCTTTTAATGAACAACATATATCCGAACTATGAAGGGCTGGATGAATTGCGTTTTTAGTTACTACGATTCCTCCTACTGGTATTTGTCCTTCTCCTGTAGGACAAGCATCGGGCATTATAGCTCCAGTTATAACAGTCGGAGCTTTCATTACCTCATCCATGGCTTGAAATACTTTGTTTATGTTTTGTTGCTCCTGTAAAGAACCCGATTCATTATGAATATTCTTGTGATAAAACACAGGTTTTGAATGGGGTTCTTTTTCTTCAACCATTGTACTCATAACATACTGTTTCAATTCCTCTTCAGATAATGAATGAGAATTAGCATATTCGATGATGGATTTAAAATGTCGATTGGGAGTAAAACCTAAATCAATTAAATGTTGACCTGAAATCACAGTAGGAAGGTTCATATTATTTATATTGAACTATTTGTTTTAGTACAAACTACGTAAAATTGCCAATCCGCTTTAGATACTAACCGATCATCATTAACTTTAGTAATATCAAAAAATTCAAATTTATCAAAAGTTTGAGATAATAAGTTTTCTAAAATAGGTCGATTGTAAATAGCTTTATGAGTATCCCATTCAGTATGGGGAGTATCAGGAAAATATCCCCAAATGATTCCGTGAAATTCACCCGGTAACATTTTATTAGCTTTGTCATTCAAATAACATTTCCATACATCCGGTAATACTAAGGTTAAAGTTCCACCTACTTTTAATGCAAACCCACAATAGCATAAAAATAGATCAGCTTTAAATGAATCTAAATGTTCTAAAAAATGACCCGCATAAATAGTATCTACCGTATTTTCAGGTACATCTGAAAGATATTCAAGAGCATCCATACATACGTCTGGATTAGCATCCGGATTGATATCTACATTGATATATCCTGGTAATTTGTTATAAGCATTACAGCCTATGTTAATATTCATTGGACTAGATGATCCCATAAATGTGAGGGGTTATTAAGTTAGTAAATGGATAATAAGAATAAATTCGAGCGTTATTTTTAGTCACCCATAATTCACAAAAATTACGGTGATTTTCAATTTCATTAAGTACGGGTTCAGGTAATGCCTTAATCCACTCACTTGATGTGAACCACATATTACCCGCTGAATATTTGTATTGACCATATCCCGCTAAATAATCTTCGTACTGAAAGGCAGTGACTACATCATAGGATTCCAATAATTTGATGTTTTCGGGTATTTGTAATAAGACTGTATTGGTCATCATTTTTCTCCAATACCGGGTATTAGGTTCTACGTTTACGGCTCCTTTAGTATGGATATATCCCACGTATTTATAATCCTCAACTTCCCAATATAAATTGGACAAAGTATCGTATTCAAATTCGTGATGAGGTTTACTATAAAGTAATGTATTATTATAATTACGATGAGCATATCGATATTCATGTAAATATGTAAATAAATCAACAAAAAAATCAGAACCTTTATCAGATTCGTTATAAACCATTACAATTTCTAAATCAAAATTTGAATATTTTCTAGCTTCGTCAACAACCGCTAATTGTTCTTTTACAATATCCAATACGGTAGGCGTAGCATATACATGATACCATATTCCGATAATAGGATCCGTATGATCATGATCCGCGGTTCTCGTCATTCCTGTCATAATTATTTATTTTCTAACAACAATTGAATTCGTTCATATCGAGTTCTCACCGTTTGACTCAATAACTGGGTTTTAATAAATCCGTCCCATTGCTCATCTGCCCATTCTTTTAATCGTTTAGGCTGAGAAACTCGATAATTAAATTTTTCTACAAATTCATCCGGAGAAACATTAAAATTATAGGCTCCCGCGTAAGCTCCTTCTAACGAATTAATATTGGATTTACAATCGTTGAATTCGCTAGGTTCCAATAGAATTAAATTTACCATGGGATTTAAATTTTGAATCGCTTTGTGGAAGCTATAAATTGCCATGGGTTGATTCATATGGAATATCGATTTAGCATTAGTAAAATTTTCAGATAAAAAAGTGGGCAATGGTCCAAAAAAATAAAACGATAAATCGGTTCGAGTATTACAAATTTCTAATAAAGGTTTAGCATAATAATATAAATCATTATTGTGACTTGCCCCACCTCTCCAAAGAATAACATTGTTTGTTGTATGGGGTTTGCGTTTATCAACCGGAAAATCAAAATCGTTATGTGCGTTTTCAATAACGACTATTTTATCATGCACCTTATTAAAAGATCGATCTTTTTCCGAATCAGGTAGTGCTTTAAAACTATCTAATCCACCTAAAAAGAATAATAATCGTTGAATTAAAGACGTTCTTAATTGAGGAGTACTTACCCAAATTTCATCCGCTAAATTCATAATTTGATTTATTGTACTATGAACTTGAGAAGTCATATACAAATTATAATACGGATTAGTTAAAGGTAAATTGAATAATAAATCATCATAATCAATAATCAATTTTCTACCGATAGTTTTTACCTGGATAGCTAAATCTAAATGAGCTTGAATAAAAGGTCGCTGAAGAACAATCACATCCGCTTGAATAACATCAGGCCAAATAGCTGGATTCAATTGACTAGCATTGACTAATTCCACATCTGGAGCAAATGTTTTAATTAAACAGGTTAAAGGTAATTCTCCTCGATAATAAGAAGTAGCATCTCCGGAATTCGGAGTGTGAAGAAGGATTCGAATGGGTTTTTTGGTTAAATTACTCATGTAGTAAAGGTAACGTTTATTTAGAAATTATGAAATTTATTTTAAATTGTGGTTTACGAAAGAAATCATCCCCTCATCCTTTGAATAAATAAAGGCTTCCGCTCCTTTAACCGATCCACAATATCCTCGTTTAAAATGCCAAGCATCTGTAGCACTCAGCGATCTCATATACCGGATAATCATTCCATTGTAATCTTCAGTAGACTTGTACGATATTTCTTTTTTAGTATGAAAATGTCCTAATAAAAATTCTCTAAAAGACGTTTTACTCCAAAGTTCTTTAGCTTCATTAGCCATTAATGAGAATAATTCGGTCGGTTTTTCATTATTTCCATGGGTAAGTCCGAATAAATTTTGATAATATTGATAGTATTTTCTAAGTTTTGGACTATTATCTACGTCAACTAACTTATTATTATGAAAAACGGCATTTAAAATTTCACCTAAATAAAAATTACGTTCTTCATCATGATTTCCAGGAATTAATTTTACTCGAACTGGAGCAATTTCTAAACATCGATGGATAGCTTTAGTCCACATACTATGACCTACTCGAACTAATTGTTGCCATCTGAGATCGTCTTGTTGCGGAGTTCCAGCCGTTGTTTGAGGATATGGAGTAGCTTTATCAGAATTAAAAAAATCATGACCCACAGATAATAATATTTCATCAATTTTATGACCGGAACTTTTTTGAAGTAAATCTTCAATCGCATCAAAAAATCGATTTTGAGCAATTTTATAATCGTAATTTTCCCCACTTTCTTCATGCCATGATACTTTTCCTAAATGTACGTCATATAAATTAGGCGATAATAAGCAACTAGATGGCGTAGATACGTAATTTGGAATATAATTTACCGTATAGGATGTATGATATTCCCCTGCTTTAAGATCTTGTATTAAATCGGATCTAAACTGAGATAGTAATTTTTCCTCAGCTTTTTTGGGTTTAAGCCAACATTTAACTTGAAATAACGGAGTTACATTTATATTACCCTCGCCATCACTAGCCCCCACTTCCCATTTATTGATGATATGGCGATCAATAATCCATTCATCTAAATCAATATCACAGGCTTTAATCAAATCATCTAATGATCGGATTTGACTAGCTTCTAAATAAATAGAATCGGATTTTTGATCCTTAGTAATTTTATTAGTAATGGGTAATTTAGCCTGGGGATCGTCCGTCATGGATGGGTGAAGTATGGGTAATGGTTGGGACATATCCGGGGCTATCACGGAGTTCATCGTAGAATTCGTCGAAAGGGTTTTTAGTATAGCTTGTTCTTTTCTGAAGTTCCGAATATCTTCGTAGATTTCCTGGATAAGTTGGGGTGATACCTGAAAGTATTCCGCTAAATACCTCCGACCCTTCTTCAGATGAAGGTCCACCGGACTGATTAGAGATGGACTCGATAATATTTTCTGTTTTATTTCTTGTTTTGTTAGATTCGACATAAGCGCATTTAAGTAAAAAACTGTAAGTAAATAAGTCTAGTATCGAATCATCCAACGACTCGAAATTAATTTTTTTAGAAGGGTTTAGTAAATTAACAATCCGAGATACTTTAGTAGCAATTAACGTTAAAATGGAAATTTCTGATCGAGACTTCATAATACTCGCTACTTCCTTAAAATTAGTTAATACGTCCTCTTCTCCCGCATAATCATTTCCTTTGCTTACCAAAGTTTCTCGAACTTGAGCGGTGAACATATCAAATAATTCGAGTTGTTCTTTTCGGTTCATGGGTTTTATTTATTTTCTAATTTATTTAATAGAACAAAATAAACATTTACTGATTTTTTGAAATAATCTAACATGTAATCAACAATTAATTGAAAATCAACAGAATGATCCAAATTAATTCTAAATCCTTTTTGATAAATAATACCGTTTTCATAATGAATATCAAAAAAAATACTTTGACAATTAAAAAATTCGGATCTTATTTCATAATTACAAGAAAAACCTTCAATGGTATTAATTGTGCGTTTAAATTCATCTAATATAGAATAATCTAAATTAGTTTGTTGTGTTGTTTCAGTCATGATTATTATGGTTTATTTTATAATAGAATATGAGTCAATTAAAGTGTTTAAGCTCTCATCAGATATTAAACACATAACGTCTAAATCTTCCGGATCCACATATTTTTTATTAATCTTTACGGTATCTGATTCCGGATTAAATCTTATAGCTTGGTATTCACCCGGATAATTATACCCAACATGTGAATTTTGAATAACGGATTCGACAATATCTAATACGTCTTGTCGAGAATAATAAACTACGGATTTGTGAATAATTGCCATGGGATGTTAGATGTTATTTAATTTCTTGAAATTTACGGTCTGCTAAATGCAGCAATCCAAATTTTAAAAGTAACGATTTTATTTCTTCTATTATGTTATTAATAGTTATATTAACATGATAGAATTTAACAAAACTAAAAGTTTTAATGCTATATTTATGACTTATTGCGATAATGTCAGCAGTAAATTTAATAAATTGAACATCATGTTTTATAATGCTTGATCCTACTTCGGTAGAGAAAGTATCTTTAAAACCGGATATGTCATATTTTACAGTAAACGGGGTGAAATTATCTCCTAACAAAGAAGGAAATCCGTTTAATTCTTCAATGGATTTTTGAAATAAATTTAATAGATCTTGTTCGTAATCCGTTAAAACAATATCGATTGATCCTGTTTGTTTCAATTCTGATTGATGAGTTATCATAAATGGAGGGGGGGGGGTTGAGTTATATTTGATGATAGTTTAAGATTTCTTGATCCAAATGGGGTTTATCTAAAATTTCGGCATTTTCGGGTATTTTTTGTCCGATTCGTTTTTCTAATTCTTTTACTCCGATCTCCGGTTTGTATAAAATTCGATATACAAAATTTTTATCAATGGGTTTGGTTAAAATGCGATCTGTAATGGTATCTTTATAATCCTGGGAAAATTGAGAATACTTACCATCTAAAAATAGACTATAGTCATTTTCAAATTCATCGGGAATATTCATAACCAACACGTAATTTTTCGAAGGTTTATCTAAATAAGTCGTATGAAAATGTGGAGAAGAATGAACGAATTTATTTGGATTAGTGGTAACTACAAACAATTTATCAAAATTCCATTTAGGGTTAGGATTACCGGGTCCCATATCCGCAACATATGTATTAACGTATCCGGAATATTGAGATTTGGTTTTTTGTAACATGGGTAGTAATAAATACGTAGAATAGTTAAAAGAGGTTTGAGTAGTCGTGGTACTCGTTAGGGGTTGATGAGATACCGGATTGGTTGTTTGTTGCTCCATTCATAACTTCAGTATTAGATGAGGATTTAAAAGTTAACTTACCGTTGTAAGTTTGACTCGTAAATATACTAACATTTAAATTATCTCGCAACTTTAAAAGGTCATAATTGCTAAAAAATTTACGAATCCCTTCATCGGTTCCTAAATTTTCTACGTATAATTCTAAGATAAATGCTGGAGAAGTATACGTTAATTCCATTTTATATTTCCCCCACATCTTTTCAAAATACTTCTCGCCTTTTTTAGGTAATCCAACAATACCGTCTGCACTATCCCCCACTACCATGGATCTCCAGAAAAACTTATCGGCTTCCAATTCATTCGTTTCTACCCAGGTCTTTTTCTGAGGATTATAGTGTTTACCCACCAACATCAATAAATCTTTATCACACGATACAATTACCCCGTTTTTGTAAATTTTGGATAAACTTAAAATAAAATCATCAGCTTCATATTCGACCGCTTTTTCGAATTGCCACACATCCCATAAATAGGATTTTACTTTTTGAAATAGCTGAGGTTTAACCGCTCCCGCTCGATTGGATTTATATGAAGGATCCACTTTATACCGAAAATTCAATCCATATCCTATAAAACCAATATATTCATAGGTTCCAATTTCACTCAATATGGAAACAAGAGTGTGATCTACCGACCTACAAGCTTCTTCTAAAGTTCGTTCTCGTTTACGATTTTTACCCGTTTCCTCATCCACGATAGGATTACCGTCTTCCCCTAATTCATCTACCGGAAAAGTACAATAATACAAAAGAAAATCAGCATCAATCAAAGCTACCCGGTCATTTAGCTTAGGATTTATAATTTCTTCAATCATTTACTTATATGGATTATTAAAGAATCTAACTCAAAACCAAAACTATTAGGAGTAGCCTGAAATAATTGTATCATTTTGTTAGCATCTTCTTTTTTTTCAAAAACCCAAACTTCATCTTCTTGTAAAGAAGTTGCTATATAATAATCAGACTCGGAATCTACACAAAGAGATACGGGTTTAACAAAAACCATATATAATGGTTTGGAATAATCTGTTTTAGTCGATTCTACTTTTTTTACGAAATCAAAATAAGCTCGGTCATTTTTCGTACATTGAGCAGTATGTTCGTCCATTTTTCTAGTATACTCAGCCATTTTATTTTTTTCGTATAATTTAACTACTTCTTCTATTTGTTCAGGAGTTAATTCGGGTAATTTTGTTGAATTTGTCATGTGAGTTCTTCTATAATAACAGTTAATGTTTGGTTAGTTACGTCTCCATTAAATAAGTCTACTTTGATGGAGACTTCGGAAATATAATCCGGATTATCATCTGGAATCAAACCGGATAAAGTTAATGAATCATTGAAAGCTTTTAAATATAAAAACATATTATCACAATCCAGGTTAAACTTACCTTTGTCTACTACGTGAAATTGCAATTCTACTCGTAAAGGAAATCGTAAAAATTCTTTAACGTCTCGTAAATGATGAATAAAATATTCATGAAGTTCATGCATCATTTTATTACGACTGAAATGATGTAAATTTCCAGAATAAATATCATTCATATTTACTCGATGGTATTTAGGCGTATTAACTCGATTGATATTCGCTATCACAAACTCGTTAGTTTGAGTATTGAATAACTTTTTATTTTTAAACACGAATTGAGGACCTTGGTATTTTTTAGGAATTTTTTTAGTCCCTTGTTTATAATAAGTGGGTCTAATTTTATCAGCTAGTTTTACGTATCCGGTGAATCCTGGAATTACTATTTTTTCATATCGTGTTTTTTGACTAGGAGTATTTTTCTTCATTCATGTTGTTATTTCCTCTCATATTGTTAGTTTTTTCAATCGTTATGTTGATTATTCGCTTATAATGATGCTATTTTCCATTATTAATAAATAATTCACCTACTAAATTTTTACCCTCAGCTAATCCGTATTTTCGAACATAATCGGAAATATCTTTTGGTTCGAAAATAGGATTCATAATATACGGTAATCCTGTTTTTTTGGCATATTCTATACCGGGATCATCATTATCATAATACACTACTAAATGCTCGAATCTTAATCTCATTTCTTTAATCCAAGATTCTGGTATTTTAGCCCCTTCAGATCCAAAAGCTACTGCTTCATACCCCATGGTTTTGAAAACCATTACGTCTTTTAAACTAGAAGTAATAATTAACACGAGACCTGAATGATTTAATTGTTTTGCCCCTTGGATATCTCCTTCTTTAGTAGTCCCCATCCATTTTTTACCATAAAGATCCAAAGGACGGTATATTTTATATCGACCGTTTACGTTATAACAATAAATTGGATTATTATTTGAATGGGTAGCTACTAAATTCCATACCCCATTTTTTACAAGATACACCGATTCACAAGGATTTACGTCATATTCCAAAACCGTATCTAAACTGATATGGAAACTGGACCAATAATTAAAATCCACTTCACTAAATGAACGAATGATGGGAATGATTTTAGTATCGGCTATTTTATGAGGAATAACTTCATGGGTTTTGACAATTAAATTTACAGGTACAGATGTAGCTGTTAATTTAAAGTCCTGAGAAATTCGTTCCAAAGCTTCGTGATATCCAAGATTGTATAATTCTCTTACATACGTAATAACACTTCCGAATTTACCACAAGCAAAACATTTAAATTGCAATCGATTAGTTGTATTATGTAAATAATACGTCATCGAAGGATTTTTATCACTATGAATCCCACATTTTACTTTTTTTCCTATTTTAACTTCCTGGGAAGTATAGTACTCAAAAACTTCTCGATCACTAACACAACTAAAGATTTCCCCCGCATTCAATGAAATTTGGGAGAAATCAATGGTTTTTTGATTATTTGAAGGATTTTCCAACATTAGAAAGGTAATTCGTTATCGTCGTCGTTATTTTGACTCGAACTGGATAAAGGTCCCCCGAATGAATCCACCGCTGGAACATATCCTCCAGTTTTATCTGTAATAACATAATCCGAATCGGTGAATTTATTTTCGGAATTAATCGGTTGAGCGAATCCTCCAAAACCTAATTGAGAATACGTTACCACATCTCCGGAATTGTTAATTTTTTTCTCCCCTCCCAATGCTATACGTACTCGTTTACCGATTAGTTTAGCGGATAACGATTGTTCAGTTACTTCCCCGGTTAATTTTACTCCGGTTGCTTGAGAAACCAAATGCTGTACACGGGGTAAGGCTCCTTTAGACAAATAAAAATCTTCCGAGTGTATCAAATTACTCTTATCATCTTGAAAAGTAACCTTGATAAATTCGGTTCCTTTATTTTTGGATTTACCAAATTCCACTTTCGTGATTTTAGTTTCATAAACGCCTGGACTTAGGTTAGTCCGTCCTGTAGATTCTTCTACTTCATCAAAATTGAATACTGTTGACATAATTTATTGGGTTATTAGTTATTAGTGGTTTGAGTTGTTGTGGGTTTAGCCGGAGTTACGTCAATGGATTGAGTTTTTTTAGGTTTAACGATTTCCGCTTCATCTCTATAATATTCATCCATCCGGTTTAAAACAAATTGAAGATCGTTGTCAATATAAGTATCTTCAAACATTCCCATAGGACTTTTACAGGTATCTTGACCATTAGTACGAGTTCTGAATACATATCGTAATCCATTTTCGCCTTTAATCACTTCTGAATACAATACTGTAGTAAATAACCCATCAAACGTTACTTGTTTGTCGATCAATTTACCAGCGGTTTTAATTTTGGTAAATTTATTACCCATATCATCATAATCCGTTTCGGTATGGGACAAATAAATAATGGTGAGATCATCTCTTAAATTAGAATCATGGGATCCAGCATTATAAATATGTTTACTCAAATCATTCCATTTTCCATATCCGTTTTCATCTACTCGTGTCATAATGGATTGCGCTATTGCATATTGAAACATTTATTACCCTAGAAGCTCTTTATCTCCTAGTTCTACATTTTTATAAATCTTGTATTATATATGTAGTTTAGACTATCTCTTATAAGAACCTAAATTCTTACCTCCGCACTCGTGGTATTTCATAATCCGTTCTGGATCGTATATACTAGTCGTTGATCCTGCAAAACCATTCCTGGTAATGATTGGATTAGGATATTCTGTACCCAGAAGTCTCCAGATTCACGAAGTTTAACGACAACCTTCAATTTATTTGATCGTCAATAATGAGAGTTTTAATTTCCGGTCGTTTTTCCGAAATAGCATTAACCCAAGTTAATACTTTTACAAACTCATTCTCATTCACCAAATTTCCATTGGGATTTTCCTTATTACAAATTTTGTAATTTGTCCTGGATTTAGGAAAACTTAAATCCTTTTTACCACAATTTATGATGAATGTGGTTTTCGGGTCCAGCGTTCGTATCGACGTGGATTTACCCGATCCGGAAGCTCCGGCAATCATTAGTTTTTTACTCATGTTTGTTTGGGTTTTTGTTAATTATTGGTAAGTTCTTTAATATCTAGTTCGTACCCCATTTTGTAAAGAAGTACGATAATTTGATGTAATGAATAAGCTGATAGTTCCATATCGTATAACATTTCAAATAATGTTCCTCGATTAGTATCCAATTTCTTATACAAATCCCACTCATTTTTACAACCTACTTCCCAATCTGGAAATTCTCGATTTTTGTATTCTTCAAAAACGTTTCTTAATTTTTCTTGAAAGGGTCGATACCAATACATAGGAGAACTAGCTAAATCTCGACCCCAATCTTTTACGTTATTGACTTCTATCATTAGTATTTATATTTTTAAAAATTAGGAGGAACGGCTTCTTGATACTCACCTGTTTTTATATTAAACCGTAAATATAATTCTCCCATCGCACCTGTATCTTTTGTTTTACACTTAATAAACCGGGTCAATTCTCCTTCACGATGAAGAATAACAATATTATCCGCTTTATTAAACCATTCTGCACTATGGGCAAATTGATAGGGATCGGGAGGATTTAAACTACCATCTGAATTAGGTGTAGGTTTACGGGGATGGGCTACAATAAACATATGAAAATTTAATGCTTTATTGATTAAGTTAAGATCTCCTAATGTTTCTTCAATAGCTTCTGTTTTGGGAGAAGATTCTAATTTGATGTAAGAAAAAGGATCGATGGTTAAGCTATCATAAGGCCAATGTTTATGAGCCAACAAAATTTCTTCTTTGATTTTACTATATTTTGGTAATCCTTCAGGATAATCCAAAAATAAATAATGATTTTGCATTTTTCTTAGCTCAGGAACTAAATCACTTGCAATTCGTTCCATGTTGGGCAACTTACCGTATTTAGAAATATTAATTCCTAATTGATTTAATGCAATTTTTAAAATTTGACGTTCGACATTTCCCTCTTCTGGACCAAACACAAGATGTTTATATCCATAAGTTTGAGTTAAATGTCGTCTACCGTTTCTAAGAATGACGGATTTACCTGAAGTGGGATATCCGGTAATGTAGGTATTTTCTCCCCTACGAATTTGCCAAAGCTCATCAATAGCGGGAATACCCATAAACGAACTGTATTCTTTTTCACCATGTATAAATAAATCAATTACTCGATCCGAGTATGATTCAGGTCTTACTATCGCCATATGGAAGGGTTGTATTTTTTAGTTTCAGAATTTTGCATTTCAGGTGTTACATTTAAGTAACATTCCAATTTATCCGGACGAGTAATAAATTCTGGGGTTAAGAAGTGGGGATTTTGTTTATGGTATTTATCATCTCTACAATTTCGAATAGCAATGGCAAAATCCTCCAAGGTATATCCCTCTTTTAATCTTACGTCATATTGCCGTTTAATTTTACTATTCATTCGGTATCGAGTCGGTTTTCCTGGTTCTCCTTTGATTTTATTAAATAATTCAATAAACTGGACATATTTGTCCGGATGAATGTCCAAATCGACCATTGATGGTTCCAAATTTGTTGTTTGATCCATAAAGTTTTACGATAATTATACTTTTTCAACCGACTTATTTTTCTGCAATAGCCCACCTATATGGGTATAAACTTTTTCTAATTCGTCGCGATGTAGGAAAATAATACCTCCAAATTCAGTTGCATTATCACTCGATAGTTCGATACCCATATCACCATCTTCATCAAATTCTCCATCAAAAATTATATGAACTGATGGAATGTATTTAGACGCTACTTTTAATTCTTGAGCGGGTTCCTGATTAAGTTCCGGACGTGATGGAATAAATTGATTTTTTGTCATTTTTTAATAAATGTGAAATGAGACGTTTAATTCGTAGATGAGTTTTCTTTTTATTACGACGAAGAATGGTAGGAACGGATGGAATTTTTCTTTTTACAATTCGGCTTCTTTTAATAATACCTTCTCGTTCAATTTGACTCACAATTTTAGGTGATTTACTCCATTCTATAACTAATCGTTCAGCTTTTGTTTTTTCTTCTCCTAATAAATCGTTAATAAATTGGAGAGTTAGATACCACTTTTGATCTTTTAAATTTTGGTCAACCAAGTTCTTTCTTCTGTCGAGTCAAATATAAGTAGGGAGAAAGAATATTCCTAATATTATTAAAATTATTTTCCAGTTGATCCAAATCCTCCGTCTCCTCGATTGGTAGATGATAGTTCCGAAACCTCCTGAAATTCCAGATATGGACGCTGGATGATGATCAATTGAAGAATGCGATCTCCTACATTATATTCCGGTTTAGCGAATGCTCTGAATCTAGCTTTGATTTCTCCTCGATATGTAGAATCTAAAACACCCACTGAATTACTTAAAACTAATCCGAATTCGGATATACTAGACCTAGGGAACAATAACCCCACATGATCTTCTGGAATTTCAATGGCGAGTCCTGTTCCGTATTCCCAATAACCTGTGCTACCCTGGGTCATTACTTTAGATGTAGCGACTAAATCTACTGCTCCGTCCCCATCATTAGCGTATTTTGGAATTCGGGCTGAGTCGTTTAACTTTTTAATTTTTATGTTCATTAATTAATTGTTTAGTTTTCGCGTCAAATTGTAAACTGTGGAGAGGACACGTTATAACTCCATCTATTTCAGGTACTTGAGATAAGTCATATCCTTTATGGGGACATTTACCTTTATGAATACATTTATGGATCAATTTAGAATTTTTTATAAGAAAAGTACTTGTTGAAAAGTTTTCAAAATTGTGATCCTCATACCTATTAATAACCCTTAAGTTTCTATATTCAAAACGATAATTAGATTTAGGTACAATTCTAGTTCTAGTTATTAAATCTAATACAGATTGTGAAAATTCATATATATTAGCATATTTTGAGTCTAATCTTTGTTCTAAAACGGAATATTTTTCTCTATGTATTTCTGTTTTTATAAATCTAAAATCAGCATGATAATGGGGTTCATATTGACCGTTTTCAAAATCAGTATGTAAGTGATTTATTAAAGGAATTATGGTTGTTGTTAATTTATCGAGTTTTTTACTCTCTTCTACAAAACACAATACTTCGTATACTTCTTCAGGTTTTAAAGGTCGTTTAACGTCTTCTACTTTTAAAATAAGACTGGAAAAACTCATGCTTTTAATATAAAGTAATGACTAAACCGTCCTGAGTATGAAGCAATACAAAAGTATCCGCTTCTGCTTGAGTTTTAAAATAAAGTAATCCGGATCCATTAGGATTTTCCACTAAATATGGTTCTCCGGCTACATCTACATCTCGTTCCAATACGATGTAATTTCCGAATGAGTTTTTCTTTTTATTGTTGTTCATCATTTTCGTTATTATAATAACTCATCTAAATCAATACCGTGATCTTCAAGAATTTCTGAAATTTTATCAAAAATTACTTGAATTAAGTTTACTTCAATTTCATTAAAACTAGACATGTCTTCAAATTTTTCTCTTAAACTACGGCTAATTCTATCTAACGATAACACCATATTACGTGAGTTTTTAAAACGTTCGTAAGACAAAGCATCATCTTCATCCTTTAAATCAAATTCTACTATTGTTTTCATATTTTATTTTTTATATTTATCGACTAACTTCAATAATAGCTTCGGGGTATTCCAAACAAGCTTGCAAATAACGATCTACAAACTGTAATAAACCTTCGTAATTTCCCCATCCGTTTGTTGGGGTACTAGC